TTGACTGTGGCCAGAACCATATGTTTCTACAACTTTTGTAGGAATAGATGGCCCCCATGAATAGCCACCTGTATTTGGTTGTTGAGTTGGTACTTGTTGATATTTCTTTAAAGTTTCTCCTGCAGTACCAAGAGCGTTTAATGCATTTGCTCCTTGCGATAATCCATAGTTTAAACCTTTTTGTACATTAGAAGCTAATCCAGATAAAAAAGGAGATAAAAAATCTGGATCTTCAGGATCGCCTTCTGGTTTTCCACCGGGTCTAAACTTATTAAAATATTGGTTTGTTTTTCCACCATTTCCCATTTCTTGTTTCTTAATCTTTTTTTCCTGTTCAAGCATCTGTTCTGTTGGTTTTTTTCCAGAACCTTTGTTTGCTCTAATATTATCCCATAATCCGCGTTCAGAATACGAACCATCGGCGCGTTTAATCATAGCTCCATTTTTAGCAGTAATTGCATATGGATTTTTGTTGTTGTTTGACATAGATTTTTGATTTTGTGCAAGAATCATTAAATTTTTAAACTTTTTATATCCTTCGTTTATTTCATCTTCTGTAAAATCTCTTCCTTTTTTGACTCTATCTTCTCCATAAATAGATTTAAGCATCATGTCAGATTCTTCATTTTTAAAATCATTTGGATTATCGCTGTATTGTTGAGGATTTATAATGTATTTAAAATGATCCAAACTAACATCGTCTCCATATTTCCATGCTTTATTAAAGTTTACTTTATCAATAGGAGCATTTTCTAATAAGTTTTCTACCTGTCTTTTGCCTGCTTTTACTTCAGTAGGCATAGAGTAATAAGGATGAGGTACTGTATTTTCTTTTATTGTTTGTAAAGCAAAAGGTGTATGATTCCATACTGGAGCATAAAATGGTGTACCTTTATTATCTCCATAATATTCTAAAGGGCTTTTATCGTTTGGAGAAGCAACATCACCAATATGCCCACCTATTTCATGCTGCATAGCAGACCTTGCAACATTTGGAAACTGCAATAAACTGGGGTTAATACCAGCTTTAATCTTATTTTGTTTTTCTATTGATAATGCATAACCTTTTGATGGATCGTTTGGGTCAATTATTTTACCCATTTCAGAATACTTAAAATCAGGTTTTATTAAACCTCTTACACTTGGTTTTTCAGTAAATAAATCATTAAAATTATCGTATTGATAATCTATGTTTTCGTAGTTTGCTATTCTGTTATTTCTTTCTTGTTCTATTTCACTTTCATTCCATCCTGACATTTTGCCTTCGTATGCGAACTTATTTTTAAAAGCATCACTGCTAACTTTATTTTTTGCTTTTTGAAGTTCTTCATTATACATTTGAAGCATTTGTGTTCTTTTTTCCGCTTCAATAGGATCAACTGGATCTACAGGATTTGTTCTAGCAATACCACCAACTGACATCATTGGTGTCTCATAAACCATTTTGCCAGGAAACTGATATTCTTTATTTGGATACATCATTTGTCCATATCCGGTTTCATCTTGTCCATACACAGGATAGTTAACTCCTTGCATTGTTATACTACCATTAGGAGTAGGAACAATAGTATCTTGTCCTGGATAATCCCATTGTCCTCTTTTGCTAACAATAGCTTTTCTGTTTAGATATGGATTCATTATTTAAGATATTGATTTATCATCATAAAAATTTTTATTGTTTTGTGCTAAAAGTTTAGATAACATAATAAAGTTATTTGCTCTTTTTTTTCTTGCATTTTGTATTGCTTTGCTTTGATTTTTTTCATCTAATAATGCTTTATTATATGACTCTATATCAACTCCTTCATCTTTAGCTTCTTTACGATATTCATCAAAAATATCCCAACCTTGATTAAAACTAGGTTCTGATAAATCATAATATTGTAAAACATTATTTGGAACAAAAGTTTTTTCACCATTAAGCCATTTATTATATTCTTTTTCTAAATAATCATAATGTTTTTGATTCATTTTTTCACCAGGCTGAAGCATGCCTTCATTTATAAAATACACTTCAGATGCTCTTTTTTTAGCAGCAGTTTCATAAGGCAATTGCAAATAATCCCAATGTGATGTATTGTATTCTCTTATTGTTTTACTTTCAAAAGGTGTCATATTATGCATTTTACCAGGATTATTAATGTATGGACTACGATATGGTTTCATTTCATCCTTATATGGTCTAAATTGTTGATAATGTTCTATTTCTTCAACAGCTGTTGCTATGTTTTCATCCATATTATGATCGTTTACCATCATAATATCTTTTATAAAATGATATTCTGGATTGCGTTTTTTATCATATGTATTATTTATTTGATGTGACATCATGTATCCTAAAACACCTTGTTCATCTGCTTCTTTTTGACTTAATACACCAACTTTTTTATAATCAACATTTTGATTTCTTTGTTTTTCTAAATCATAAAAAAGACCATAAGGATTGTTAAACTGATAATCATATAATGATTGTTCTTTTTCTTTTAAATAATCATTATCAACAATACCTATATGTGGATATTTTTTGCTACCAGGAACAAACATATAATCTGAAGATATATTTTTTTGATCATCATCTAATATATATTCAGATTCATTGATAACATTTTCTAATGTTTGTTTATATCCTTCACTATCTTTAATAGCTTTCATTGTTTCTTTTGCTCTAAAAACTGCTTCGTTTTTTTTACCTTCATCTGTTTCTAAATTAAAATTTATATTTTCTGGCCTTACTTGTGCCCATGATTTAGATGGCATTGTAGTTCCTACAGAGTAAGCATTATTATCAGTTTTTAAAACAGTTTGTTTTGGTGCGTATCCTGTACCCCAATTATATGATGGAGTGTCTGTCATTTGTGCTGTAACAACTGCTTCTTCACCTGACCATCTAATAGGTATACCATCTTTGTCTACATTCATTAGATTGCCAGAAGCATACATATCTCTATATTCCTTACTATCTGTATTTATTTTTTTACCATCAACTATAACTTCAGTGCCATATTGTGCTTTTAAGTATGGGTTTATTTTACCACCTTGTTTGTATGTTTTTACAGTTGGCTTAATAAGATTACCATTTTTATCATATTTATTACCCGGTCTTTCATCGTGCCATCCTATTACAGATTCAGGATTTATGCTTTTAGCTCTTAAATATGGTGATAATTTTTTTGGTCTACTAAGATTCATATGAATAAATAAATGATCCATATTTATGTCAGGAGATATTTTTGCCATTTTAACAAGTTTACGCTTAGCCTCTTCTGGTGATTTAGATGACGCTATTTGTTGATACATTTCTGGAGTAAGCGTAACAGATCCCATAAACTTATCTTTGTCTGGAGTAAGACTTCTAATAAGTTTATTGCCAGGTTCATCTAAAACTGTATTATAAGTATATCCTTGTGGTAATAATACATTATTTATATATCTACTTTCTCTTTCATGAATATCAGCCATTTCTAATAATTCTTTTCTAGAATCATAATATTTTCCAGCATCTCCACCTACATCATTTAGATAACCTTTTTCTTTTGATAAATCTTTTTCAAAAAAATACAAAGTCGGAATATCATTATTTTTTAAATTATCATTATAATCGTCTCCATATCTTACAGCTAAATGACCTAATATAGAAGTTCCATCATCTACAGAACCAACTCCAGTTGACATCCATGCATTATTAGGATTATATCCCATTGCAAGTCCATCTGAACTGTTGTATGGAAATGGATTTGAACCAAATGATTTTCCTCTATAATCATTTAACAAATCGTCTTCTGTATTGTATAAAACATCTTCTATAGGAGGTAAACTTGGTTGTGTTATATTTATTCCAGTAGGTACAGTACTTTGCGGCTGACTTATATAAGGATTGTTAGAACCAGAACTCCAGTTATAATTTAACCCTTGCGCATCTCTTTCTTTTTGAATCTCTCTTTGCTTTCTAGTATTATCAGTCATTTGATCCATAACAACCACTTCTTCTGTAGTCATTGTAGGCATTCCTTCTTCATCAACTCTCATAAGATTTCCAGAATTGTATAGTCTTCTGTATTCATCACTATCAATATCCATTTTTTTTCCATCGACTATTGCTGTACCATATTGAGCTTTTAAATATGGGTTTACTTGCGTGCCACTTCTAGCATAACCAGTATAGTCAGGTTTCATATTTTCTCTTGCGTCGTCAATACTCTGCATGGTATCTGTTGCAAGCTTTTTGTTTTCGTAACGATCTTTTTGTTTGGCGTATTTAACAGCATTTTTAATTAAATCAACTCCACCGCCAACAAGTGCTGAGATTCCACCTGTAGCTGCCATAAGAGCAGGATTAAGACCTACTTGCGTAAATGTTGCATCGCCAAAAAGATTTCCACCTAAGTTAGGTTTTGACATACCTACTCTAGGGTCGTACTTATCTTGCATCCCTGCTTTAGCAAGACCAGATACTAAACCTACTCCTGCACCAGCTATTGCTGATGTTGCCTGACCTTTATCGCTTTTAAAAAACTCTTTGCCATTAAATCCCATTTTTCCCCAATCACCTAACACATCACTTTTTAGTCCATTGTCAGCAACATTTTCTGCAACTGGCACTCCTTCTACGGATGGTTTATTAAACATATTTGTCAACCAGTTTCCACCTCCTGCTTGTTCTGCTGTTGATGTTGGTACTATTTCTGTTGCTCCTGTTGTTTGAGGCACTGTTACTTGTGCTTGATTTGGAGTAGTTGTATTTGACATCCATGGCGGAGTATTATTCATTAGTTGATTTTGAATAGCTAAATATGGATTTCCGTATTTAGAGCTATCCTCTTTTGCTAAATCATAAGCATTTAATGTTCTACCCTTATATGGACTTCCTATTAAAGGCATTCCACCTGTAGTCATAGCAGTGCTAGGGTAAAACTGATTGCCAGCTTTAAATCCTAAACCTTTATCTGTAAACTCATAGTTTAACTTGTCTTGTGGGTTATACTGATTTGTTGATGTTGCATCTCCTTGTGCTATAGATACTTTTTGTTCATTACTCAATGGGCCTGCAGTAGGTGGTTTTATTACACCTTGTTGAACAGATTGCTGCTGTTGTGTAAATGTTTGTTGTGCAGATACAAATGGATTATTACCAAATTGATTGTACATCGACATTTGATTATTGTATTGCTCTTGTGTTGCCGGAACAAATACACCATTCTGAAAATATCCAGTTTGTCCGTTGTGCGTAATAAATGGAGGCATAGCTATGCAAATGAAAGGTTAAAATAAGTCATTAGTTCTCGTACCCAAAGTTCTTTGTCGCCATCGTATTCTAGTTCTACAATAAGATAACGACCGCGCATTGGTGTTTTGTCAAATCCAAAGTCATCGTAAATGTTTAGTTCTGGTTCCTTAATATTGTCTGCTCTGCGTATCGGCAATCTCCATTCGTTTTCTCTATATGTTGGCGCGTACCAAAACTCGTTTGTTGGTTGGAAAGGTCTCTGCTCTGCTACCTGATGTTGCGTTTCAAACTTAATAGCACTAAACACTCTATTGTTACTTGTAATAACGATATTGTCGTAATGCTTAGTAATCTCAGCTCCTTCGGCAACAGATACTTTTATTTTCCAAATATCTTGAAGATTATAGAAGTTGTCGTACTTATCTTTAACATCATGTAACCAGGCTTTATTGTCAACAAAACTATAAAGGTCTTCCTCTACCTGTGCATACATATTTGGCTTGTACCCATGAGTACCCAAGAATGTGTCCATCTCTTCTGAAAAAGCAATAGTCTTTGTTTCTACACCAAGTTTTAATGTCCAAATAACTTCCTTGTATTTTCTATTGTACACACCATGTATGCCTAGTCCGCACGTATGAGCGTTTGGCAATATTTCAAGCGCATCACTATATCCAGTAGAACCAAGTGCAACTATTCTTCTAAACCATGACTGTACTCCTTTTTCTACATCAAGCATTTGAACTTCTCCACCGGCAACTCTAAGCACTGCACGTTTGTTCCAGTCAATGCAATATAATGCCTGGTTAGCTTTAATGACTCCAAATCTATGCTGAGTACCATATCCTCTTTTAATAACTTGTCTGTATTCTGTAAGTCCAGTAGACTGCCCTAATATAGCTGTGCTGCCTGCTGTACTTTGCTGTGTGACACGTTCGTTGATTGGATGAAGGTTTATTGCTCTATTCTGAAAAGAATACAAGTAATCAAACATTACGGCTAATGCTTGTATTTCTCCAGCTTCATAGTCAAAGTCTTTTGCGTCGGCTGGAACAAACTGTCTATACCCATCACGAACGGCACCAAAGATATGTTTAAGACTAGGTCTTATTCTAGTTGGAAATCTGTTGTCACTTAACGGCTGCAACAAATCAATACCTACTCCTGCGCGCGGGCCCAAGTATTCTGACATTCCTTTGTTATAAAAGAAACTTTCTGGACTATCATATATCCAAGCAAAGTCAATACCCGGGTTTAATGGATTAGTTTTTGGATAGAAATAGTTTCTACCAAGTTCGTATCTATAGTTTGGATTATATTTGTTTTCAGTTACAACACTTACCCAGTGACCATAACCTTTTTGAAGTGCTTCTGTTGCTTCTTCTGCATTAGTTATGTCAACTGTTTGAGATCCTACACCTTCTACATTAGCAAGTACATCATAAAAAAACTGACTAATATTTTCATTACTAGCGTTTTGAAGTTTTAAATATGTTCTTGATACAACACAATCTCCACGATAATAAGTATGCTGTGCTGATGCTAAAAAATCTGTTATGTTTTGAAACTTACCTATTGGGTAAAATTCTGTGTTTTTAAAGTCGTAAAAATCATTGTAGTTTAATGTATTTGGATTTGCTATGTAAGTATTAACTATTGATCTATTCCACGAATCTATAAAATGATTGTATTCCGTTCCAAATGGTGCATTATATACTGGTGCGTTTGTTATAGCAACATAATCGGAAGTTGCAACTGGTAAACTTATTTCATAATCTTTTACATTTGGATATAAATCATGACCAACTTCATAATAATATAAACCATCTTGACTTGCTATTTTTCCTTCATCAAAACGAGATACAAATCTTGTATTGGGTACTGCAGTCCAACCAACTATATTTAAACAATTAGCATTAAATCCTTCTGGTACTACTAAGTTTAATCCATTTTGGTTATATCCCAAAAATGTTTGCACAACACCTTTGTTAGGTGCATTTGCTCCATTATACACAGGATCAAAATTTTCCCATAATGGTAATATAGGCCCAGGGTCTGTTGCGTTTTGTTTCCAGTTTCCAACTGCAGATCTATTGTTTATTGCAATAGGATTTAAAGAAGAAGATTCTCTATTCCAATGATTGGCATATTGTGTTGTAGCTAATAACTCTATATAAGAATTATCTGGAACATTTTCTCTACCTACGTAATAATCTGTTGAAAATATTGCCAAACTATTTGGTTCAATAAAGTCATTTCTTTGTTTCATATTATATGGTCTAGCATAATGAAACCATTTATTTACAATGTCAGGTATTACTGCCGTCCATTGACTATAAAAAAAATAACTAGCTGGTTCAAACAATGGTATAATTCTATCTGTTTTCCAATCTTCTTCTGTGCTATAATTTAAAAAAGAATTATTATATTCAAATACAGTACCATTATTGTTATAAACATAAAAATTTGGTATATCATCATATTTGCTAATATTAGGACTTATCTTTCCATTGTAACAACGAAGACTAAGTCCTTGAAATAAAAGATTTGGTTTGCGTTCTGCTCTAGTTACATATACACCTTCAAGATTTTCTTGCAACCATAAAGATGTGTTGTAGATTGTAGCAGCACCAGATGTATTTACATTGATACCTTTTATAAAAGTATTTGTGCCATCATATGCCGGCGCATTGAAGTATCTTCTAAATCTAAACTTACCTTGGTTATTACTATTTGACATTAAACCAAGGTAGTTATCGTAGCCTGTTATTGGATATGGCAGTCCAGTAAATCCACCTTTAAATACAGGAACAATGGCAAAGCAATAAGTTTCTCCAGAGAAGTAACCTACTTTTTCTTCTGTATCGTTTCCATCAATAGAGTACGGATTATTATTTACATCAGTTCTTATTTCATCGGCCGGGCCATTGTTTTGATAGTTTTCTGATAAAGTAAGCGCACACATAAACTTACGCAAATCTGGATGATCTAATACCGGGCCTCTTGTGTTTGCAAGAAAAAATGTGTTAAATGCCTGTGCTATGTCTTTGCAATAAAGTGCATCGCTTGGCTTGTATAAAACTAGTTCATCAATAGTAAGTGCTATAAGTGGTTCATTTCCAGTGATACTTACACCTACTTGCGGACTACCATTTATGCTAAATCTTTTATCAATAAGAAAACATTCAAAGGTGTCTTGACCAAAATAACGTATGTAACCAATCTCTATGAATGGTATATTTACATCAAGACCTGACACTAAAAGATTAACAGACTTATTAGACAAATCATCTGATTCACCAGTTGATGTTACAACTGCCGATCCTGCATTATTACTAACAAATAACGGAACAGGGCCAGATTGACTCAGAAAAGATGTGGTTAGATAGTTTAAGTCTGTGTACCTGACAAAGAAAAAATAGTTTCCTACTTTTAAACTTCCAGAGCCGTAGTTTTGAAAATCAACTATTGGGTGATTAGAGTTTTCATTAATGCCGTTTATGTAACCAGACTGTATCATACCGGCAGTTACATATCGATTATTTGGCGCACCAGTTCTTAGTACAAATCCATTATTGATGCTACGCCATGGCAAATTGTCGTCAGTCCAATAAAGATTAACAGAACCATCAAAATCTAATCTTGCTTCAACCCGCAATGGTTTGTCGCATTTAAATCCAAGTAATGGAGTAGTAAACTCACCAAGATTGGTAACTGTTGATACAAGGCAAGACTCATCAATGTCTGGTATGTATATTTGGGCAGTATAGTTTCTTAATGGCCTATAATCTCTGGTTATATAGTTTGTTGTTGGGTCAGGAGAAGGATAAGAACCAATCTCACAAAAACTTGTAGATGGATTGTATGAAAAAATAAAAAGGAATCCATCAAACTCGACAGACCCTATTGGAACGTAATTTTCTTTAAGTTGAAATGTTTCTTCGTTACCTTTTATGTTTGCGGCCCAAAGAGTTCCTTCTTCCCTACGAGCAAGCCTTATGTTATGACCGTCAAGATAAATATCTTGTGATCTATCGGTAAGGCTCATATCTGAGTTTAAGCCCTTATAGAATCTGTTTACAGTGGGCTGTGCCATTTATCTTAAGTTAAAAAACTGAGCATTACGCAGCATCCATGCTGTGCTTTCCATATCATCAATACTAAGTTGTCTAGTGTCGCCTATTGCTACTTGGAAATGATTAGCAGCTTCCTCTTCAAATAATCCATAAACATCAGGTCGCATCTTTCCTCTAACTAGTTCATCGCGCGCGAGTATTCTTATTACTTCATACGCACAATAATCTAACTGGCTTGGCGATATCTGTATCTCTTGGCAACTCTGTCCATTTTCATCAGTTACCTCTACTGTTGGAACAGCATAGTAATCAATATAAATAGTTCCCTCTCTTAACCAGGATGGTTTAATATGTGTGTTTGTTTTATCGTATCGGCCGAAAGATTTTAATCTTGTTGACTCCATTGCATCACCGGTTCTGGCGCCATGACTATTATCTCCGTACGCGCGTAACAATCTGAGTAGGTCGCATGGGAGTTCGCCAATGCCATTTGTTACTTGAACAGGCACAGCAGCTTTTGTAATCATTGATATTGCAGCTCTAGAATCTATTGCACACTTATAAACCAATCTCTTAATTCTTGGGAGATTTGACGACACGTCTATAAAGTCCGCTAAGTCTGTTATGCGCTGCAATACGTTCCTGTATGTCAATACTTTCATATTCTCTTTTTTTAAGAATGTACGCGTTCTTTAGCTTTCTTTTTAGTTCGTTTTCTAGTATTACTAATGGATAATAATCTGAAATGCGCTCTATCGTTCCTGGAACTATTGAAAGAATAAGATTCTCAAAGTTAGTAAAAATACCTTTATCTTTAAACACTCCTATTTTAAAATATCCTTCAAGTGTACGATTATTTGTTTTAGTTGCTGCAAATGTAATCTTATTGCCAGTTTCTATCATGTCATCAATAAGCAACTTTATCAACAAATCAGCCAAGTACATTACAAACTTTTTCTTCTTTCTTTCAAACATTCCCTTTGGCTGTGTATCTGTATCTGGCAGCCATTTTCGCTTCATAAACCTACCTAACTTTCCAATGCGCACTGCTCGATGCAGGTTTCTTTTTTTGTCGTAATCCCAGTTGTTTTCGTCAAAGAATATCCTATAGTTTATGTTATCAAAGTTGTCAATCTTTCTGTTTAACCTATATCTTTTTCTTCTTATGTTATAGTTTGTTCCGTGATTTCTATATGCTCTTTTCCTTGTTGTTAACTTCCTTTTTGAGATTCCCAAGGGTCTGTATACCACAGTCCACCCTCTCTCGGTATTGATCTTTTCCATGGTGGCGTAAATAAATCTACATCCTTTCCTGATGTTTCGTCTTCGTAAGCACTTTTTACAGGTGGATATTTTAAAGAATCGGTTTCGACAAAGTATTTTGATGTTACTACAAGCATCAGGTTAGAACCTTTTGGAGTTGGCCATAAGTATTCTCCTTCTTTGCAGGTAGCAAATGCATTGATATTGTAATGTCTTAGAACTTCTTTTGGTACTCCACCGCATCCGCAGCCAACCTCTATGTCTTCGTATGAATCAAACTTAAACTGCATACCTTGGTAAATAATATACCTTTTACCATAAGGATCTACAGTCACATAGTTTTTCTGCGCTTCAACGTACAAGTCATTGTACAGTTTGTTTTTTTGTATTCCTGGCATTAGTTGTCGCTATTTGTATTGTTCATTTTATCGATTCTTCTTTGGATTAAGAATGTCGATAAATCTACTTTGATTTGTTGTTCTATTTCATCTATGTGATCGGCCGGAACAAACACATCATCTTCAGGGCAACCACATGCAAATGGATCTGCAAATATTCCTTTTACCATAAGTACCTTTGTGTCTACTGTTGGTAAATCATATACATCAGCTTTTTGTCCAGTAAGCACAAAGTATGGATTTTTTCTATCACAACCGAACTGGGCATAGCTTACGAACTCTGTACTTGATTCATCGCGCCATTCAAAAGGATGCTTGCCATCTACGGTGCCAAGATACTTTAATGCTCTTCTACCTAATTGAGCAAGAAGCTCTGGTATCTTTCCTCTAATGACAGTTACTGGAGCACCCGGGCATACAGGTTCACAATTTACCTCAAAGCAACACTGATTATAGTATTGACCCGCAATAGAACCAAGATTTTGACGAAGATACTTAGATAAAATATTTGCCCTTGCAACAAGCACTTTATCGCGTACTATCTTTCTGTTTAATCTTGTATCGTCATAAACAGCTATCAAGTCATTCATCAATCTTGATGTTACTGCTTCAAGGCTTTGAAAACTCATGTTCGTAGTTTATGGGTTAATACAGTTATTGCTGATGATATTGGAATGCCTAAAATCCAAATATATAATGGGTACTGGCTATATACAATCCAGTAAATCAATGTTCCATAAAAAGAAGACATACATACCATACATGTCAGCAATGGCTTGTGCCAAAGATTGCGGTAAAGATGTAATAGTTCAAGTTTTTGCAATGCCGGGTTAATCCATTCTGAAGATTGGTATTGTCGTCTTCTTACTTCCTTGTAGCCAGATATTTCTATCTTTCTGTTGTCTAGTTTTTTAGACCTAGATATATTTTCCATCCACGCTTTAATCGGGTATAGAATGCCGCCGCTATTAGCAGCGGCACTCAAACCCTGTGTAAAAAGCGAAACTAAGACAGAAAAGAACAAGGTCTCGCTCAGTATCATCATTATTCGCCTACGTAGTTAACTGGATCTGTTACAATACTGATATTAACAGTAGAACCAAATGCTGAAATAGGAACACCTAATATCAAATCTGGAGCTACATACGACGCTGGCGTTGCAGGAGCAAATAGATTATTGATTTCAGAAACCAAAGACAATGCACTATCAGCTGTTACACTAAATGACAATGAACCAACTGTAATGTTAATAAGTGATCCATTTATAGCATCAATATTATCAAGAATAGGTGTAATGTCAACTCCAGTTACATCACCTTGTACACCAGATTGGAAACCTGGAAGCAAATCAAGGTCACAAGGTGGAAACAAGTCATTTAGTGCTTCAATGAAATCAGCAAAACCAGGAGCAGAACTATCTACATAAAGCAACAAATCAAACGGAGTTGCGCCGGTATGTAGGTGACCGCTATTCTGATTGTCAAAGAAACTACTGCAAGCATCAATACAACCTTTTAGTGTAATAACGCAAACAGTCTGACACCACATCCATTGGTCGCGTGGAGCTTCTCCAAATACGTGACCGATTTCTTGTGGAAACTGCTGAAGTAGTTTTTCGCGGCTTAATACAGCTTCTACTGCTTCTTGCGTTTCAGTGAATACTGGAAGTTCTGCAGAAGCAAGATTGTTGTTTGGCAACTGATAGATACCAATTAAACTATATGCAATTAGGCCAGAGCATGGAAACTTTAAAGTTAAAACATTAGTAGCTACACTTGCTTCAACCAAAAACTGATCGTGTTGATCGTTTTGATTTTGTAAATCTGTAATGTATAAATAGAACCATTGAGCTAATGCTGCTCCTGTTGTTGAAAGAGCATCTAATGGACCTTGATATACATACTGCTTACGCTGATTGTATTCAAAATACGTTTGATTGTCAAAATCAGGATTTCTGTTAAGCAACAGAGTAAATCCTACTGATTTGCCGCAAGCATTGCAATCACCAAAGTCAACATCTTCGAACTCAATAGTCCAGATGTTTTCTTCACATGGCGATGCGCAAACTTTTTGACAACGTGTTACAGATGTAGATAGTATTGATATTTGGTCTACAATACGCACTTCATTTGCAAAATCAGGCCCCTGTAGTGCTTCAACATCCACTAGTGTACCTGCGTTTGGATTCGGGATCCAAAGTTTTTGAGCATTACTTTGCATGTTATTAAATTATTTACCGCTACGTTGGTACGTTAGGCGGGGGTGTTTGTAAAAAGTTTCTTTCAGTTATTGGAAGCATTGACTGTACTCTTGGATCTTTAATGGTTTCAAGATAAGAGATTACACAATGCTTTACAATCTCAAGCGTTTGAGGCCATGCAAACTCTGAGTTTACATTGTTTTGATTTGTTACATCAAAGTTTATGCGCTGTGGTAATCGTAAATATGCAATCTTTACATCTTGAACTATGCTATCCCCACATCTAAATGTAAGTCTGTTTCCTCTTTGATCGTAATAAAGATTTGGCCATTCAGCAGACGGCTTCTTGTAGTAGTCATCTTCAATGGTAAATCTAAAATCATCTTTCAAGTGAGTAGCAGAAATATACCCGGACATAGTGTTATCAACTTCGCAAGGTTGGTTTTTATACTTTACCTTGACAGACACAGCCAGTAAGTGAAGATAGTTGGCAGGAAGTTGTACGTATTCCTGGCCGGCAACAGCAGGACCAAGGTTTACCAATGGCGCAGGAAATCCTGCAATGCCATCCGTTACAACTTTTATGACAGACAGGTCGTCTATCTGTTTTTGATGCTGTTCGTGGGCCCAATACCTATTCTTGACATACTCGAGCGTAGCTATCCAAATGTGATAGTTAAACTCATCAGGTGTCATGCTAGTGGTATTGTAATGCTTTAGTTCAGCAAGTACCGCCTTATATACTTCAACTACTGGGACCATTATTGATTATCAATATAGTTAGTCAGATATTCCTTTGCTTCCTTAAGGTTTGAGTTTTCTGTGAAATCATGAACAATATTTTCATTATCCATGTAATCAATCAACTGCTTTACATTCATAAACTTTAAGTTTGCCGGAACTTGCTTTTTTGCTACAACTGCAACATTAGGCTGTTCTCCTTTTTCGTAAAGTCCATGTTTGGAAAGAAACGATACAGATGCTGCGTCACGAATGAATCTTTCTTTTTCGATTCTATTCTCGCCAACAACAATACCTTCAAGTTCTCTATAAGCTTTCATCAAGTCAAAATGCGTATCTATTTTAACCATCAGTTCGCTTAAGCTATCAGCAAGATGTGTTTTCTGCCCATAAACCGTTGGGTTTTTAAAATACGGACCATCAATACTATTTGCTTCAATGTGACCTGAATGTATCAATGCTTTAGCACAAATATAGTTTTCTTTCTTTTCAGTATCATAAGCACGTAACACTTCGTAAGGCATAGAGAATGCAACCTCATCAAAGATTTCCTCAGCAATGTCCTCATTTATATAAGGATCGGCAGGATAGTCGCCATCAAGAATAAGTATTCTTACACAGTCACGTTTCTGTTTTTTGCTAAGTTTGTCAATGAGTGCAGCAGCACCTTTTCTCTTTTTGATTTCTTTCTCTTTCTCCTGCTTCTCTTCTTCTTTAGAAAAGAAATAAAAGAATGCCCCGTGGTCCATAGCTTCTTGCTTATCTTTGCCAATTGTAGATACAACCTCAAAAAGAACACGCACATAAGCTACATCGCGCGGATTAGAAAGGTTAAAAAGTTGCCCTTCGTTTAACGAAAGAACTGTGTCAGGGTGGTACGGCTTTCCTGTTAGTGGATTGTTTGGTTCATTCAAATAAAAGAATGGAACACCACACTCCTCGTTGATGATTCTCTTTTCTTCCGATGTAAGACCATTTGCCCAATAGCCAGCAATCAAACCAGAACTGTCAAAAACTGGTGATGTATTGCCTGTTGCTATGTCATCTATTTCAGGTCTTTTTTCTTCACGAAAAGTAATACCATCTTCGCTAACATTTAGCATTTTATACTTTTGTACCGCTCTAACTTCAAGATAGCCAGTTCCAAGAAGTCCTGCCTTTCTCAAAAGTTCTTCGTGTTGCTTTGGATAAAAAATTGTATTGTTCATAATCTGTTTCACTTTTAAGTTAATAAATACTATCGACGACCGCGAGCAAGTTTAAGCTCTGCCATACAGTTAGGGTTGTGCAAAGCAATACCCTGCATTGTAAGCATGTGCTCACCTTGTACGTCAGCTGTAGTTGTTAATGCACCACCGGGGCCAGGATCTGACATACCGTGTACTTTACCTACTACGTTTTGACGGCCTTGTAGAGTAACCATAGTCATTGCATCTTGACCACCACGCATTTTAGCAAGGTTAATCAAAATACCACGATGAGATTGCTCACGATTACCTTCGCTTGTACGAGTACTTGGCATACCTTTGCGGTCAAAATATGGACAGTCTGATACGATGATTTTTCCTGCAGGAGTTTCGTAGTAACGGAAGTTAGAACGAATACCCATAGTATCATTACCAGTACCACCAGCTTGGTAGTTACCTTTGCCATCAAAATAAAGAACCTCAGGAGAACCTTTAAACTCATTACGAATCAAACGGTCAATGTCAGTTCTTAATTCAAGACCAGCACAAAGGAAAATCTCAGGCTTAACACCAGTTTCGATTGAATCATTGTACATGCCTTTGATAAGGTCATCAAGGATAGAGAAGTCATTCATCTTGACATACTCACGCTTTAAGCGGCGATTTGCCTGATGATAGATACCCATACCAGAGTAGTAGCGGTAGCCACGCTCATCTTTTTGGAAGCGACCTTCGTTGTCGGTGTATGACATACCCCAGAACAACTGATTGTCCATATGCTCGTAAGCATTCTTCCACATTTGGTATCTCCAGGTTTCTGTCCAGTAGTTTTCGATTTCTCCTTTGTCGTTTGTGTAAACGATACCCATTGGAGATTTGTCGGTTTTAACGTGAGCGGCATGACCTGTGATGTTCCATTCCCAACGCATAGTTGTCATCCAACCACGATGCCATTCGCCAAAAGATACACGGCTTTTGCTACCATGCTCAGATGCTTCAGGCTTCATGTTGTACAATGGAGGAGAAACCTCTTGACCTACTTCAAGTAAGTATGCAGGAATAGCTTGACCCCATTCTCCTTCTTTAGTAAGAAGTCTTGCGCGAATGCGAAGTGTTCCGTCAGCTTGTGCCTCTGGTTGTTTGGTAATGATGATTTGTGTAGTACCATCGGCAAGCAATAATACATCATCTTTGTCACCAAGTTGTTTGTTTACATTGAAGTAAAACTCACGATGAAAACGACCAACAAAACCATTGTCAAACTCAGGAGCAGTAGTAATACGATACACCCATCCTGAAGGAGCAGGAGAACACCAAGCGTATTCAAGATTGTTAAGCATCTTGAAGTTCTTTGCCCAAGCTGATTTTTGCTGACCAAAGTTCTGTTGCTTGAATCTTTCTACAGTTGGATCGTAGTTACTCTTCATGTAATAAAGAAGCTCGGTAATCATACCTGTTCTTTCAGAAAAATGCTTGAATAGTCCCTGAATAACGTCAGGGCGAACTGCTGCGATATTGCGGAGGTTATTGTAGTCCGTCATTTTGAAGTTAGTCAAATCACGTGGATTACCTACAACAACTCGTCCGGCTACGCCAAACTTTTCGAGTCCCATTTTTTTTAGCGTTTAAACTTTTTAAGATAATTCGGGTCGGATGTATCTACATACTTTCCAGGTCCGCCCGTTGATTGTTGTTTAGAGTTTTTGCTCAATACTGGTGTTACACTTAACTTTTTGAATGCAGCGTTGCGCTCCATATTTTTTAAGTCCGTGAAATAACCTTTATCGTGCATGTGCAACAACCTCATAGTAGTGGCCAAATATTCAGCGTCGTTTTGCAATCGGTGTAACAGGGGCACCACCTGCTGACCTTGATAATTGTGTATTTCAAGATTCTGTTTCATATAATTGATAAAATCATCTTTCTCGGACTGGCCTGAGAAGTCAATGACAAGATTATCACTTTTTGAAAGCCTATCTTTAAATAAACTCGTAAGCTCTTCGACTTCGGTGTTATACCTCTGAAGTTCGGATGTATATTTCTGTTGTTGTTGCTGAATTAAGTTATCAGGAAGTCTATTTATTTCCTGCATGTAAGACTGTTGAATCTGCTGTCCTCTTTGCTTGATAGCATCGGGATTCATACCTTGTATTCTACGTTCTACTTCATTTACAAGATATTTCATACTTGCATCATCAGGATTACCATATTGGTCTACATTTATATAACCTAGTTGTGATTCTGATTTAAGCAAATGATCATACATTGATGCTTTATACAACTGTACTGGATCTTGATTGGCAATACCTTGCAAATAGTTTTTATGTTGCATGTACTCGTCAAGACTTATACCTTGCTCTGATAGTTCTGCTATGCGCGGGTCTACGCCACCAAGTTTCTTTTGGATATAGTATTCACCTACTAATTTATCCATTTCTTCGGCATCAAAGCTATCTACATCAATGCCTTGATTTCTTACATCAATGTTTCTTTCTACGGCCCATTGTAAATAAGAATCTAATACCGGGTTTCCAGTAGTGTCGTTTGAGTCGTTGTCGTTGTTTTGATAATCATCTTCATTATCTATTGGATTATCAAACTCATCAAAGTTTTCTTGAACATCATCTTGTTCTTGTAATCCTTCGTCACCAAAGAAGTCATCCTGAAAATCCATATCAGGTGCTTTAAACTGAGTGGCAAAATCTGCACTTGATGTGTCTACAAAGTTGTTTTCGTTTTCCATGTTCTTAGTCTTTTACACGTTCTTTTTTAGCGGACGATTTCATTTCCATTGCTGTTTTCGCTCTATTTATCAGCATCTGTGCTCGTTGGTTCGTCGCATTAACCTCGAGTTCTGTATATGCAAAGTTAAGATAAGCTAACTCAACTTGTTTCTCGTTTTCTACTTTTTCTTGTTCTATTTCTAATTTTTGTTGTTCTGCTTGTTGTTGTACTTGCATTTGAGTCTGTGCGTTTTGTATTTTCATTTGCTCTTTTTGCAAGTCTATTTGTCCTTTAAGTTGTAGTAGTTGTCCTTCAACTTGACTAGACATTTGTGCTATTTGCTGTTGCATCTGCATTTTCATTTGTTCAACTTCCATCTGTGCTTGTTTCTGTTGTTCTGCAGAATCGCTTTGCATTTTTTGACTAGTTTCTAATACGCGCTGCTCGGCATCTTTTAATAGCTTACGCATTTCAAACATAGTATCAGTATCTAGCAAATCAAGAAAATCAGAAGCACCTATCTGTCCTTGTTGAAACTTCATTTGTGCCATCTGTTTTGCTGTACGCATTATCTCTCGTTCTTTGCTACCAGAGTTTACTATAGATCTAAACTCTCCTTTTAACTGGTCTTTTTGTATGTTCAGTATCTCCTGTCTTTCTTTGCCTACTACGTACATACCACGCTTACCTTCCGCGTATGCGTATGGAAAGATATTGCAAAGCCTAGTAAACAAAAGTTCGTTAAGTTCATCGGTTTTCATAAAGTAATACTCGGTAACAACATTAGATTGCGCTAATGCCATTTGCGATGTACCTACTTGATCCGATGCAAGTACCTGTCCTGTCTTTTGTCTTGTTACTCCAGTAATCTCACCAGCTAATGTATTAAGGGATTCCTTAATAATCATTATTGACTGTATTGCCGGAGATACAGTCATGTCGTATGTAGCAAACTGATTGAAAGAAGTACGTACTGCTTTACCATTAGGCTTAACAGTTTCAATCAAACCAAGACCTTGCTTCATGTAGTACATTACCTCTTGTGGTGTCATACCGCTTGGCATTTGCGATAGGTCATAGATAATACCTTTTACACCAGATAATGCAATCAAGAGTTCTTCTTGGTAATGCAGTATGTTGTACAGTTCCTGAATGTCTTTAGTTTCCCATAGCGGAGAATATGCTTTATAGAATCTGTTGTTAGCAAATCCTATGTATGGCAGCGCAATGTCTGAAAGCCTGTCATGAGTGCGATATTGAAAATCATGTTTTTTTATTTTAATGTAAGTCATTGTTCCTATTCGCACACCCGACCATCTATCGACACGATATGCTTTAAGAATTTTTTGTCCTTTCTTTTCAAGACGTTTTCTTTTTGATTCTGTGGAAGTAAGATCTTTATACTCTTCCGGCGTGAGGAATTTAACGAAAGGCGGCTTCTCCGAGAAGTAGGGAGTGTTGTTTTTATTTTCTGAATACAATGCATAAACTTCAACTTGTTCTTTCCAATTTACTTTATAAGTGTCTACTTGGTGTGAGTACAAATAATCATTACCGCTATACCAACCAGATGGACTGCCGTCTGGAAAGTTTGTGAGATTTGTTCTGTACCACGCATCTTGTGAAAACATTGGAAACTCGCTTCTTAATGTTTCTAAGTTTTCTTCTGTTATGTCTGCTCCGTAATATTGAATAACTTGTCCTATTGACATTGGACTATATTCTACTATCCAGTCTAGTTCGTGTAAATACTTTGCTGCTTCGTTTGCTTGATACCATAGATATTCAGGTCTTATCAGTCTAACTTCGGGCTCAGATAATCCAGGTTCCCAGTCGCAATACCAAATAGGTTCACCAGTAATCATCATTTCTTCAAAGAAGTTATTCATTAAGTGTCGTAACCTTTTGCTGTCTACAAACTCTTCTAATGCTTGCGAACAAAGTTTTTCTTCAAACTCTTTATGTGAATACTGATAATATTCTCTGATTCTTCTTACTTCTTCACCTGTTATTACAATGTCATTTTGTAGTAAGTTTTGTAAATGCTCTAACTCAACTTGCATCTGAATAATCATCTGTTGCGCCTGAGGATCCTGCGCTAACTGCTGCATCATTTGCTGTTGCATCTGAAGCAAAGCTTGATTGGTAGCATTTATAAGTTGATTCTGCTTTATCTTTTGTAGTTGCTTATCTAAGATGTCATTCTTAATGTTTTCTAGTTTCTTACCAACTATTTCATCCGTCATTCCAATTACTTTGGTAACAACAGGTCTTGACATTTCCTCAGATATAAGTGCTTGAAGCTTTGGCCTTACTATTGGAATATTACGTACCCGGGCGGGCATCTCAAGAGTAATAATATCATCTATTCCAGATTGACTATCATGCACTTGCTTGTCTATCTTATTGTATAGATAACCAAACCTTGCATCATCAAGTTCGTTATTCCAAAGAGCGCGGCAATAGGTTATTTTATCCATGCGAGAACGAACAGAAGTGCTTTCAAGTGGAACATTCATTTGAAGCCCACCATCCCTGTGATTCTGTTCTATATAGCTATCCATTAAAGACTTAGCATATTTTTCTTGCTCGTCTTTTGGTAAGCTTTCTAATGGCACTGGATAAAACTCTCCGTATATCATACTCTTTGTAGTCTGCCGTTTCTTTTTATAAATCCTGTAAACATAACACTATTTGTTGACTCTACCACCTTATCATAACCTTTTTTTATGTCATCTAGTATGCCTTCGTATGCTAACATAACTGATATGGTAATGTCGCAGTTATGATCTCTAGAGCGAAAATCTCTTAGCTTTTGAACTATTACAAGGTCATATATATTGTCTGCATAATCTTCCACATAAGATGAAAAGTGTTCAATCCATACTGGTTTAGTATTAGGGTCAACACCAAATCTATTATTTACTTTACTATCCTTTATTGTAGCATAAGCTATTTCGGGCCTTTCTTTTAGCAAATGATCAAAGTCATTATTTTTGTACCAATCGAAAATAGCAATGTTTGACCACTCTATCAAGTTCTCACAATCGCCATAGTACATGCAAGCCAATGCTGTCTGCTTATAAAACTTTTCTTTTTTTACAGGTCGCCATGTTAATCTAGCAACAGGCATCATTGATGTTTTGTTTGAAGAGTGATAACCTTTCATTACAACAAATGAACCTTCAGAATCAGATGCGTTTGCTTCGTCTTTATCGTAAGAGTCAGTGCCAGCACCATACAAACCTTGAATGCTTCCAGAACCAGTGTAGTATTCATATCCAATAGAACTTACGTGTTCGGGCCTATCAGGATGTTCAACAATAATAAATGGATACATAAAGTCACCCTCATGATCTATTGCATCTTCCATACCCATTGGCGCCGCAATCCAACGCACACCAACTATTTTACCATTCTCTACTATTTCGTCAAACTTACCTTGCTGTAACTTATCTTCCCACTCTTCAGACAATAACTTTTGCAATTGCCTTTCTAATTTTTCTGTATTAAATGGTGACAATCCAGATGAACTAAACGCCTCAGTCGGAGTTAATGGCATCTGAGTTTTGTTTTCGTGCAGATCCTTTTTATTGTTGCCAAGCTTTTTCCGTTTTTGCTTAATAAGTTCTAGTGATGGTTCTTTATAGCTATTGCCATCATTGTCCATAACATAAAAATACCACGCAGGAAAAAACGGACAACATCTTGTATTTTCTGCTCCAGGCTCATAAATGTTTTGCACTGCCAAAAGATTATACTTGTCTGGTTTGTAAAACATATCCATAAGATCTGCTACACCTTTTTTCATTTCACCACCAGTACCAACTATGACATTAATACGCCCATTCTGCTTTCCATTTTCTTCAATAGATGGCTGTATCATATTGTACACTCGCTTTAAAAGTGGATTGATACCAGCCTCCTCCATAAACACTAAGGTAGGAGATTTACCTGATGCTGCCTGGGCATTGTCTTTAGTAGTGATAGCAAAAATCTCTGACAAATATCCTTTCTGTACACTTGTTGCTTCAAAGCCAAACTTAACGTACTGAGGAATATCTTTTAGCTTACGTTTAAAGAACTCTCTGCCTGATTGCTCCTGTGAATATGGCGACAAAGCATCAATACCCATAATAACTTTATTGAAACAGTTAGTAGCGTAGTCATCAAGACCGGCAACTATTAGCGTCTGCGATGATGGATATAGTAATGCTTCGAGCGCGCATAACGCTGCCATTTTTTCTGTAAAACCAATCTGACGTCGCTTAAGGCATAATAGGTTTTTGTCATTTGTTTTAGCTTGGTCTAGTAAATCAAAGAACTCTTTGTCCATGTCAACAAACCTTGGCGGTATAAGACCGGCACCTTTTTCTTTAGTCTTAATGCGCCAAAAGTTTAAATACCAGTAGTTTGCCCCAGTAAGATAAACACCACCAGTAGTGTAACCATCGATACATCTTCTACGCTGCTCGTACCACCATTCCATATAATGCCTTGGAAAGTTAATACGTATTAGCTTTTTCTTTTTAATATTTGGATTGTCATATACTTCCCACGCGCGATTGTATTTAGGCATAGGGTTGTCAAGGTCATAGATAACAGGCTGAAACAACTCTACGTTTTGAAACTTACACATGTGGTCGTCATAACAAGATATGTTCTCAGGCAACAAAGAAGATCGGTAATATCTTTTGTTGACTGGTTTAGTGCCATCAAGAATAATATTTGATTGGGCATTTATTTTATATCCGGCAATGTCTATGACGTTATTTGCCATTAAAGATAAGCTATTTCTACTTGAATACTTCCAGATACTCTAGGTCCACAATCAGATTCATAAGAATAATCAAATACATAAGAACCGTCTAATGCAAGATTACCTACTTCAATGCTATATATTGTTAATGAGCTATTTCCAGGAACAACTACTGGGTCTGAAACAATATTTATAGTAAATCCAGGATAGTTAATAGGACCTGCTATTTCACAACCAAGTTTATCAAGTTCTATTGGACAACTATCAATATTTTCAAAAATAAAATCTATTGTTTGTGGTGTACTTGTAATTACCAATGGAGCTATAAGTGGCAATGTATAACTATCACCATCAAGCTCTAAAGTAAACAATGGTTCACAATTACATATAGGTCTTGGCAAAAGATTTGCAAAATAACAACATTCTTCCACCTCTGGAGTACAGCATTTGTCATATAGCGTTTGCTTGCCAAACAAAGCAGCGCGGTTAGCGTTTTTAGAAAAGATTGCCATATTATTATAATACTTTTATATCTGCGTTAAAAGAAAAATTGCCACTATTAGTAGTTACATTAACAGTAAATATTCTTTGTCCAATAGTTGCCCAGTTAGCTTCAACAATAACTTTTGTACCAGGATATGCAACTGTAGCAGGAGTTAAACCTACAAGTAAACCTGCAATGGGAGAAGGTGTTACTACTATTGATGTAACTCCAACACTACTACTTATAGTTTCTAAATATATAGTCCATTTGGTATTTATAGGTATATTAATAGCAAAATTACTAGCGTCATTTATTTCTATAGGTAATCCACCGTCACTGTAGTAAACTTTATATCCCCTTAATCCTATTCCAGGAACGCAACATGTTGTTTCTGTGTCGCAGCAACCATCTACAAGTATTTGTTTTCTTTTTTGAAAAAAAGAACGTACTTTATTTAAGTTAAACATTCTAGCCATTTTGTTCTATGTTTTGATTATCAAGATGAGATTTTTCTACTTTTTTTTGCTGTACTTTTCCGTAAAGCAATGTTCCGGTAAATGCTGCTAAGCTAGTCAAGAAGATTGACATGCCTGACCAGTCAATGTCTGTACATTTAACAGCGTGAATCATTAAATAAATAAAAACACCAACAGTCAAAAGACATATACATAGTGTTCCTATAAACAATGTTACGCGCATGCTAGATACGTCGGTGCTTTCTTTAAGGAAGTTAAACATATTAGTTAGTTTTTTTCAAGTCTTTCGACAAGGTGAAGAAGTTTTTTCATCATTGCTGTATTGTTTTCAATCACATTATTGTTACTATTTACTGTATCAATGAGCCTTACACGATCTTCTGTCATATATTGATCGTGTCGCTTTTCTAATTCCTGAATTCTTGCTTCGTTTTTTTTATGCAAAGCTAAAAACTGTTTTCCCATAAAATATATGACGCCAATCATGAGAATAGCAAACACACCTAAAATGCCATAGTTAGTAAGATAAGATATTTCTTGGGGTACTTGTAACAATAAGGATTTCATTTTAATTTTGATATTTATTATGTGATTTAAACTCAACTATTGGCAAATGTTTTACCCACCAGCAATCGTTATTTTTGTTTTCAAATATTTGATACAATGGTAATATCCAATTATCCTCTGCATCTAACATAGGAGTAAATGGCTTATATTCATCATAAAACTTATCAGACAAATATAATCTTTCTTCTTCATCTAAGATACCGCCTAACATAACAGATTTTTTATACTTCGTATTGTTGCAACCAAATATTAACCATATCGGGAATGTCGCTATCTTCCCAAGTATTTACATATGGCATGTCTTCTGCAATTACTCCAAATTGTGCTGTGTCTGTTGTCAAAACTATATCAACAGACAATAATTTGTCCAATGCCTTGTCTTTAATTGAATTCAGGTTAATTGATGTTACAGGATTTGTAATTTCAACTTGAAATTGTGGAAACTTGTATGTCATTTTGTTATTTTTTTATGTTATGAAAGTGTTGTTCCTGTTACTGTAAAAGTGCGACAAACTAAATATGCATTATTTGTAGATTTTGCTGCACTTAATACAAGACTACTATTACCTGTCCATACGTAGATATTATTTGTTGTAATTGCCATATCAGTATTTGATGTATGATATTGGTTAGATGCTAAATTAAAAGGCGAATAATTTAACCTTGCTGTTAATTGCCAATTAAAAATAGATAAATACTCCATAACATTTGGAAGCCTCCAACCCGTAGTAAATGGTGGAATACTAACTAATAATGCTCCACTAACTGCACCTGCCCAAGGGGAAGTTGATGCTGTTCTTCTCCATCCTAAAACTGTGCTTCCATTATAGGTTGACCAATCAATTACAATATTTTTTGTATAAGTTTGTCCGCCTAATTCGTCCGTAAATCTGTTTGTATTGCCAAACACATTATTTTCTGCAAGTACTGTAAAACTTACATTTCTACCTGCTTCAATATCTCCATCGTCACCTGTTGCATAAGACGTTGTTTGCCCTGTTTTCATTAGCTGTGCAGTGCTTCTACTTGGAGGAACTGCTTTTATATATGTGTCCATAGTTATGCTTTTGTTATGTTAAGATTTGTAACCCCTGCAACCGATGCTGTTACCGTTATTTTACTACCTACTAAAATGGTATTAGTCAAGGTATAAGCAGCGCCATCGTCTTGAATAGTAATACTTGGAGCATTTTTGATATTTGTAGTTGTATTTATTTTTAGGTCATATGGAGCATAAAAATCCACCGTTAATGCATCCATAAGCTCAATTGTATAAACTATGCCATTGTTAACCCAAAGTGTTCCGTTATACTCTAATGTATCTCCTTTTTGTGGAGATGTAATATTTACGTCGTGAAGTTCATCGAGTTCCCACCCGTTCATCACCTTGACATATATTTTTCCATGAACAGCATGTGCATATTCAACATATCCAACGACAACAATGTGACCGGAACCGGTTGGTTTGACTTTTGTAATAGCACCAGCTGTGGTTGGACTTAAATAAAGAACATCACCATCTGCCCAAGTTTCTCCTTGAAGTGAGCCTGTAGTGTTTATTTCTTCTATTTGACCAACGCAAATGATAAATCCTTCTTGATTAGTAGCAATTGTTTCTGTAACTAATCCGATTGTGTCAGCAGAATTTGCATCATTATTTGCCTGTGCTAACTCAACTGCTAATTTTTGACCTTGTGCTCCTGAAACTCGAACTGCTTTATATCCTGCTTTAGTCAATGTTTGGTTTGGTGTAACTTTGTTTACTACGCGAGCAACTAAATCAACGCCATTTTTAAGTACAACAGAACCGCCTTTAAGCATAGTTTCTGAACTACCAAGTGTATTGTTCCATTGAGTAGAACCAACAGAAAGAGTACCGCTTGGAGATACGTTTAATGCAAGTTGATCTGCAATTAAATTATATGTTCCTAAATCTACGTTTGCTATAGCACCTGTATATGGAACAAAACTTGCTAATACCCAAACAGCAGCACCAGTAGTATTATCTGTACATACATAGGTAGTTCCGTCATCTAAAGACCATCTACTTCCAGTCAGGTAACCTAATGTTACATCATCAGTTACAGAAGGAGTTATAGTAAAGTTATACAAAGACCATCTAATGTAGATGCCATTACCATCCATAACATATAGTCGCCCGGCTTCCCACTTTAACTCATAACCAACAGCACAAATCTGAGCAATACCTTTTTGACCACCAAGCATTGCATCGATTGTACCCTCTCTTAATCGTGAATAATTGCTAAACAAAAGACCTTGTGTTGCATCAAAATTTATATCATTGGAACCTGATGTGTTACCATTTCCTAATACAGTTGATAGATCAGCAGAACCACTTCCTGCTTCGTAATAATCAAGCTTTCCAGTTACGGGGTTAAATTTATACGGCATATTAAGTTGTGATTACGCTAATAACATTATCAGCAGCATTATACGATAAGGTTTTTGTCGCTACTAAAGTCGCACCAGTTGAATAAACAATAGTAAAAATGTTGTTAGTATTTCCACTAGGATTTCCAGCATCAACACCAGGGTAATAAGTAATATCAATATTGTTACCCGGTATCATGTCAAAGTTAGCCAACACTGAAAGTTCATCTAGCATTGACGTAGTTGACAAGATAGGATATAGTAGTTCATACACATCAGCTCTTGTTGCGCCGTATGCCGTAGAAGTAATGTCTAATATATCATCAGCATATTCTACAGCAGCAATGTCTGTGCTATCTACTTCGCGCTCAAATAAAAAGCCTGATACTCCGTAGTTGCGTACCTTGACAGATCCTTTTGGAAATGCAGCAAATGGTGCCGGGTCTGCAGGAATTTTAAATACTATAGCGCCGTCCTGCTCGTACACCTGTATTGTTGAAAATAAACTCATATGATTATAGATTTATAACGCCCCACTGATTTGTTTTAATGTATTGAAATATCATTCCATCGCCATTTACCATACTAACAGAAGCTAAACTACCAACTATACTTTGTCCTACATTGGCATTGACTGTTGCCGTTAAATCTGTGCAGTATATCTTATACATTTGTCCTAACACAGGAGTTGCAGGCAAAGTAAGAATAATTGCATCAGAATTTATTACTATGATATATTCAGTTAACTGCAACGTGCCAGAAGTATCATAGTAAACTAGATTATCTTCGCAGTAACATAATGGACCACGTACAGGAATAATTGGTGCTAAATCAACAGAAGTTATTACTTGCACTCCATCGTGTTCGCCAGTTAGTTCAAGTGTTGTTCCATTTAATATTAACTCTAAATCATGATTATGAGTAATATCTATAGTGTTACTAAAAGGAATGCCGGCATAAGTACCGGCAAGTGTAATAATATTTGTAGTAGGATTAAAAGTAAGGCCAATGGTTAATGGTTCTTGTAGATCTGTAAGGTTAACAGTTCTAGCTACAGTTGCATTATCGTAAATGTATGTTAATGTAAGTATGTTTGTTACGGGGTCATACGCTAGTTGTATATCTAGCGGACAACATGTTTCACAACCCGGAGGACAAGGGTTTGGAAACATTACTGAATCATTAAACTTATCAAACAATCCCATATTAACTTATTTTCATTCTTGCGTGATACGGTTTTTTATTCTCAGGAATCTCAAATAAATACAATGACAATCCTTCCTGTTCCTCGTTACCAGTTTCCATTTCAGACTTTAGTTTAAACTCTTCGCATAACCTAGTAGATACCTCTAATGCTTTAGCTATCTGAATCTCATCATCGGGAGTATTGTCAAGACTCATTAACATCTTTCTCCAGTGCTCTGCTTTAGCCTTAAACATATCGACATTCAGATCGTTTTCAGACAACTGTATTCTTTTGTAGAAATCAATCAGGTTAATAACCTGTTCCGTTTTCTCTATGTTTTTCCAGTTGGACCAGTCTTTAAACAGTCCGTAGTTTGCAGTGACCTGCTCTCTTCTTTCTACCGGTGGCAGTTGCCAGTAAGGGTTATCTTTCTTGGTATAGACAAAGTAAATGTAAGTAATCACCTGTGCAAACTTTACCTCTTTTGGAAACTCACCTTTTACAGCTATATATTCCGGTACCGTTTGCCCTGCAGGAGTAACACATACTTCTCCCATATTAAGATAAAACATAGAATCGCTTTTATAGTGCGAACATAACAATATTATTTAATACCGCAAAAAAAATGCCCGAGTTTTTACTCAGGCAAATCGAAACACTTTTAAACCAAAACTATATGACAACTTTAATATGTCCATGTAAACCCCAAACTTTTGTCATTTTACCAATGGTATGAACATGACTGTCTTCTTTCATCAAGGCATCCATAAAAGCTTTGAGCATATTGTCAATATCCGGCTTCATCTTATGCGGCATATTAATCCTTTCTAAACGCTCTTTCATTTTTGGCTTACTTAATGTAGAACTAATTGGTATTGTTACCACAAATGTGATGCTTTTTATCTCATCAAACTTAAACTCGTCTGGCTTTATTCCAAGTTTAATAAGTTCTGAGTTCCACAAGATCCTAATATCGTCTTTCCAGCCCATATATTTCTTGTATCGCTTGTCGGCATACATCTGTTTCTGTGTAGTCCTTACGGCACCCATCGGTTCAATGTCCAAATACAAATCTAGTTCCATGTTTCACTTTAGTAAAATAGCTGTAGTAATAATCCCTGCTGCAAATCCTCCGATAATACCCCAGGTTGTCCCTATAAAGATACCTCTTTTTCGCTCATTTTTAGCATATTTAAGGCCCTGCTGCCAAAGATTATTTAACTCAGTTATTTTATCAGAACTCATATTGTACGCACGTTGGTAAGTACCTACTCGTTCCTCTAAAGTTCGCTCTATACTCTTATGTTCTGCTATCTGGAAATCAAAAGATCTGATAGTATTTTCATTTTTATCAATGATACTCTTGTAGTCACCAATAGTTTTTTCCTTAGACTTGATAATTCCAATCACATCATTCCACTTCTTAGTAGATATAAGCACCGTATCTTTTCTTGTCATATAGGATATGCTAATATCGCCATAAACATGAACTGTATCAAACTGACTAAATGCCAGTATCGGAAGCAGTAAAAACAATATTACTTTCATATCCGGACATCCTGTATTTTGTTTTCAAACTCTTTGATGTTCCAGGCTCTTGCCAATCTAGTCATTCCGATGCCACCACCAAAACGATCAAAGAACTTATGCTGCAAAAACTTATCTAGTTCAGCAACAACTCTTTTCTCGGTAAACAACTCAAACAATTTCTCGGCATACTTGCCACCTTCAATCGTATAAAAGTTCTCACGCATCTTCTCTGGATCACTGCTTCTCTGTGCCGAGCCAATAGTTTCCTGCCCATACATGATGACATCACACTTAGCATAAATATCAGCATACTTGCAGTACATGTTCCAGAAAGGATTAGTACGTAATGGGAAGTTTTTCAAGAATACTACATCACCCTGCTCATCTCTCAACCTTGACTCATGCTCATTCTCGATAATCTCAGTACCATAGGCAACACAAATATCGTTATAGTCAACATCAACACCAGTGCTAAACCCTAAATGCTGCAACAAATCCTTTTCAAGCTCTAGCATCACATTCATATCCCCCTTACTCTCAAACTCAAACATAGGAAATATCAACTCATGCCGGCCAGGTATCGGATTCTTCTCCTGCCTGTAACTAGTACTAATACAATACACCCCATCCCAGTCAGGATTATTAAGCAACTCATGCTCAAGCCACATCTGTCCAGTCTGTGGTAAAGGCCAGACATCTCTATTATAATCAAACACAGCAATACTATGCGGATTCTCACATGCCGCAAGTATCGATAACCTTGATTGAGTAGGAACTTCCTTGAACCCTCTGCCCCTAAAAAAAGCCCGCATCTTAGTTACGAGCAAATCATAAACCTTAGTTTCGTACATAATACATTTATTTAAAAGTGAACAATAAATACTACCATCTTAACAAGTCATCTTTCAAATCCTCTATCTCCTTAATGTCATCTAAAATAACATCATGTAAACTATCAATCTGCTTCTGGTTCATCTTACGAATCTCTGTCAGTTCCTCTATCTTCCGATAACTACTCTCAATACTCTTAACCAACATGCTATCCCTCATCCTAACCTCAGTATTTAACACAAGCAAATCAGTGTTAATCTTGTCGATTTTATCCTGTAACTGATCATTCCTTACAATGCTATATCTAGTAAAGGCTATCTGCAACATCATAAAAAATAAACTAACAGCAGTAATGCCGCCATAAACAAGCATAGACCTATTCATTACAAGCCCCTCCCCTCTGACTACCAACAATCACTTCCTCATAAGACACCCCCGGCTCATTATAAACATAATGATTACTGACATTCTCAACAACAGACTTACAATAAAGCAAGTAATCTACAACCAATGCAGCAAACTTCTCATAGCGACCATCAGCACTACTACTCAACTCCCTCCAGCCATCATAACTCCTGCCCATACAATGAGCATCCTCCCAACCAATCCACCACATACGCTCCTCATGGTCATCAACATTAACACCCCGCCATTCTAAATATTCCAATATAGACATCATAATCCTACTTCTTTAACTTGTTAACAATCAATTCTACCAACTCTGCCTTACTTAACCTACCATCGCCATCATCACCCAACAACTCCAGCAACTCAGCCTTCTTCATCTTACTATAATCAGGCTCTTTCAACACACCAATACTCTCACTCGGAGCAGCACCAGCCTCATCCGCCTCAACAACCTCATCCCCAATAACCGGTGCAACATACTTATACCCCCCTATCTTCGGTACAACAAACAACTTAATATCAATACTATCATCATACCTCAAACTCATAGACTGACTAGTATGACTAACAACAAAATCATACACACTCTCACTAGGAATACCAGGGCCATCAACAACCATCTTCCCATTAACCTCATAACAGTTCCACCCATCTACACCCAACAATCTTCCAACCTCCTCAACTACCCCCGGTACCCGACAATCTTTAGTCGTAACCAAAGTACCCAACTTTACATGACCACCAGCAGCAGTCTTTACATAATAATTTATCCTTGTCTGCATAATAATATAGTTTTAATAGTGAACGAATAATGGCACAATATACACAGATAGTACGTTTTATGCAAGTTTTTGGTAGGGGAAAAAGAAAAAAGACGGGAGGGCACTTAATGTATCGTACCCCCGCGTTAAATCATTATCTAACTTTTTAATTTCATGTATTATGAGCAAAGTTTCATTGGGAAAAGTAAGTGAAATCATTGAAAGAGGTGAGAAAAACTCTCCACTTTTCATGAAAGAAGGAGAACATCTTGTTAAATTGTTGGGAAAAGGCACTTGGGGGCAGAAAGCTTCGCAGTGTATCTTGACTGATAAGGGTACCATTGGTGCCTATCAGTTGATAGACCAAATGAGAAAGGATGGTATCCTGGAAGATTTCCTGGACGAAGCAGAGTTTGTGTTTGAAACTGGTGAAGAGTTATTCGTCACCATAAATGCAAAAGCTGTAGTAGAAACTCGACTTCCTGACGAAGAAGAAGAGGAGGAAGAAGACGAAGAAGAAGTCGTCGTCGTCAAGAAGAAAACTTCTACAAAGAAGTAAGAAAGATCCCTGCGCCTTCGGGCGTGGGGTTTTTTTCAGATGTGCCTACTACTGTTAGTAAGAGGCACAACTATTAGATAATGATTTACATATAGCGTTGACTGTCAGACTGTTAGTGCTATTGTTCCACGTGGAACATGATAGAGGAAAGGTGTGAGTGGCTACCATCTGCTGCGCATTACTCTACTCTACATCACATCGCACAACTCTATTAGTGTTATACATACTGATACTGTGAGTGATTGCGTGGGTTTTATTATAGGTGAGATTATTAACAATCAAATATATTATTATTATGGAGAGTACATTCAGTGTATATCAAGTCAGGACATATAACTATAATAGCAGAGAGCATAGCTTAGATCTTTCTTACAGCACATTAGACAAAGCCAAAGAAAGATTATTTGAATACTGTGAGAGTAAAAATACTCACACGGAAACTGTTGACCTGGAAGGTAGGTGTGAAACATATCCTCATAATGAGGATGTTGATAACTGGATAAGTAGAGGAAAAGCGTCAATATATTATTTTTCTAAATATGGAAACTACAAATGTGTAGTTTACGTACAGGAAATATTTGTGTATTGATTTCATTGCGGGCATGCTATTGTAGTGTGCCTGCTTATTATATTTATTTACTGCCTCCGATATAATGTTGTAGGCATTTCTTTAACACTTAAAAAACTTTACTAATGAAAAACTTGTCAAAAAAACATTTGCTTCGCTGGCTTATGGATCAGCAGCACAAGTTCACTCAAGGCAATAACCTCGAGGAGACAGAACTTATTGTAGGATACTTTAACGGTGTATTGAGTGCAGAGTTTATATGCCGTAATGGCTATGGCTCTGTATGGAGTACTAACAGATATTTGTCTGTTAAGTGTCCGAAATGTTTTACTCATTTGTTTGCGGACAATAGTCCAATAACATTTGATTTATAAGATTTACAACCTGAGTTTACAGGTGCGAGGATAGTATGTACTATCCGTTATTAACAATTATTTATAACCATTAAATGTAATCCCGTAAGATTACAACTACTATGAGCTTTTAAGCAAAAGTAAAGTGCCTTTTAGTACGTTGAGTTCCTTAAGTCCTAGGCAAGGTCTATTCGATATTGAATAGTAGGGTAAGACTCAACCAGGTATTCTCATTATCTGCCACAAAACAAGTTCCTAATCCTATAAGAGAAATGGATGGGAACATTTTAAAACAAATATTATTATAAAACAAGTATGCGTGTAGAGCTCGAGCACGTGTAAGGATGACAAGAGTATATAGTTATGTGGGTAACACAAAATCAAATGGATGATACTACATTGAACAAAATGTTTAGTCGTTGGAATCAAGCATTAGCTAATGGAGAGATAACTGACATTGATAATACTACAGAAATGTGGTATGGTGAGTTAGTTATGACACACGAAGATGGTATAGATTATATAACAGCACCTATACAGAAATATGATAAAGAAGGGTATATAGATTTTGTTGTTAATGTTTCAATACCATTTGAAATATGAAGCAGTTTATTTCTAACAACTGGGGGATGCTTATGACATTAGTGTTATCAGTGTTCCTCTATTATTACTGGACTCAACTGCCTACATTAGTAGGTTTTGTACTTGGGTTCTTCGCATGCATTGGTCCGGCATGCAAGAACTAGACGATATAATAAAGAAATGCTCTACATTATTCTTGGCTAGTGATGTGGAGCTATCTTTGTTGTTATTGCAATCGATTATTGATAGTAGCGATAGAAAGATACTGTATGAGTATGCTGTTACATCATACTTAAGTTTCATAGCTGATGAGTTGGTATCTCATGCAATTAAATGTAGTGAGATAACATCTGATGATGAGTATAGTCTTGAATATTTTAATGGTGATATCAAACATTTTGTTTATGATTGTATTCACTACGATATTAAAGATGACTATGACTACTCTACAGATTTTGAAAGTGGAAGTAGAATAATAATACATGAGCGTATGTCAGTTGTACTTACCATCTGGTTTAACTCATCTTACAGATTATTATTTTCACTTGATATAGTAAGAAGCTATGACAAATATAGGTCTGATTTGAACTTACATCAATGTTGTTATGAGATCCAAGATGGAGATATAACGACATCAGTTACTGGCGATACGTTTATTCAAAACATTCTTTTATTTTTAAAACAAAGTTATGTTAGACATTAGTATGATTGTTGAACTTATGTTTTCTTATGATGACAACAAAAAAGGATATGCTGAGATGCTGGCAAAAGAGCAGTTTGGTTATGAAGAAGGCACCAACAAAGGTGATTTTAATTATGACTTAACTAAATCATTTGCTATCAAGATCATGGAGCATATGTTTGATTTATACAGCAAAGAAATACTTGTATCTTTTTATTCACTTGAAGAGTTATATAGAGATAACAGAGAGAGTGTTTTTAACTGCCCAGGTTTTCTATGCACAGCTAAACCAATAGAAAGAGGTTACACTAAATCTTTTGATGGTAGCACTGAAAAGATTGACATTAAGTTTAAAGTAAGCAAGTTTGTTAATGTATCACATTTACTTGTTGATAACATATATGAACATATGTTTAGCTTTAACTTAGTTGTTAAGAAACACACATTGTCTAATTTTATTTGTTGTGAAGCTTCTATTCCAAATCATTGGAGTGATGTTCACAACGATGAGTTGACATACAGTATAGATGACTTAAGCTACTCTAGAGGTACATATATGATGACCTTTAAAAACAAGTACGACGTAATGGAAAAATTATTTAAGCACTTTTTAATAAATAAATAAATGAAAACAGAACTATTAGTAAAAATATTCATGACTATTATGGGTATGTTCTTTGGCTATATATCATTCGTTTTTGCCACAAAATTACATGAAACTACTATCTATGTAAACTTTATAACAAAAGTATTAGTGTTTGTTGGTTTACTTATCATGATGACATTGTGTTTTTGTGTTTCTCATCTTTATAAAGAAGATTAACTATGAGAGCAATATTTATTGATAGTAATGACAGAAATGTCTATGAAGCTAGAATTAAAGGCAATGACTTTCGTGAGATTTGCAGTCTTATAGGCTGTAATATTATAACTGGAGGCTATAGCTTTGAAAATGGCGACTACATGTATGTTGATGATGAAGCAATTTTTACAACAAATAGAAATGGTTTTATCATTAGTGTACCAGGTAATAGCTGGGGTGCACAACAGCTGATTGGCAATGCTCTTATCATCGGCAGTAGTAAAGACGATGATGGCAGTGATGCTGATGCAGTGAGTAGTATTGAAGAGATTAAAAATCTTATTTCATTTAAAACATTTATCTAACATGAAAAAGTTATTAGTTTTATTATTCGTAACGTCTTTTGCATTTGGTCAAGCAGAGGATCCGGAACAGTTTGACCAACAGATAAGATATAGCAGTCTTGCTGATTTGTGTGACTGCACATCTTATGCTGAGGCATTGTCTACGTTGTATGATGTAAGGCCTAGCGATGTATTAAATGATATGAAAAACTATGTCAATGATTACATCATTACATTTCAGCTAGCTGGTTATTCTTACGAACCAGATGAAGATGTATTAAATAAAAAAGTATACTTTAACAAGTCAGGTTATGTTATACCATACGATTGCGTGTTAAACATAATCAATGGTAACAAAACTGATGTAAAGATAATGCGTGATGATGAGTACCAGCGTGTACACCATTACGATATTAAGGATTAGACTAGTGTTTTATTAAGTGTTGGGGCAGCTGTGGTGGCTGCCCTTTTTATTTCATCATTAAAATTCTTCATCGTGAACGATATTAAAGAAACAATCGATAAGTTCTCAGCTCAGCTTATCGAGGCTAAAGAAACCTTCGAAGGTGAGCTGGCTACTAAAGAAGAGAAGCAAGTTATTGTTGATGCATGCTCTGCTATCGTTCGTAAGTTTGCCGGCTTGCAAGCAAAGCATAGGAACTTTTTCCATTACAAATGGGACTATGAGTACCAAGGAAGACAGTTTGGCTTTAGCTATCTATCTCATTATATTTCTGCACTGTTCGTTGAACTAGCACGTAAGAGATATGAACCCATCAGTAAAAAGAATATGAGCGCTGTGATGACTATAGCACATAGTTATAAGCGTAATGGTAAAGAGCTTAGTGCTGCTATGACCAAAGCATATACTGTTGTAGATAGAACAGGTTCGTTGAAAACAGAAAGCATCCAGGAAGAATGCAATGTTATAAGTAACAGTTGTATATTAGGCCTCTGGAATACAAAGATGCCATCATATCCTTCATTAAACAAAGGATTAAATGGATTAGATGACAACGCTAGACCCAAAGCTAAAGCTGTTATGCTTGTAGCTGATATATTGGGACCTCTATGCGCAATGATTGGTTACAGATAATGGACAAAAGAACAGTAACAATGTTTGCAGATAATATGATTAAACAATATCCTGAATTATTTAATGATATTATAGATTTCATTTATCTTGCAATAGATGAAATAGATGAAGGCGGATCTCCTACGCATGAGTGGGAGCTTGCTTATAACTCTATTGATGAACTAGTTCAAGAACATATTAAAAACAAACAAAATGAAAGTATTAATTAGTATTTTTATGCTTATGTCGGCATCATTATTTGCACAAGATTGCGATATGCTAGATGTCCATTACGATAAGATGGATGACAAAAAGACAAAAACTATTAAGAAACGCATTGCAGTATCTGAATCCGGTGATAAAGGGTTTATAATAGACTTTTTAAAACCTAGTGTTATTATTTGGAGTATTGATGTTATAGGCGGGCCGAGTAAATGCATAGAGAAAGGTGCAAAGTTACAGGTATTGTTTGATGATGACACAAGACTTACCATGACCAATAACAATGATTTTAACTGCAAAGGTAGCTTTGTTATTTATTTTGGTGCTAACTTTGGCAATGAATACAATCTTATTCAGTTTAGAACTAAAAAGATAATAACCATGCGTGTGTACACAAGCAGTGGTTACCACGAAGAAGATCTAAGCGATGAAGTTGCTACAAAGCTGATGAACACGTTTGATTGCATCAGCAAGAACTAAATTATTTTATAACCTATGCCTGTAGATCTAACGAGTCTGCAGGCATTTTCATTAACAATAATCAATTATGGAAAAGTTTAAAGCATCGGAATTATCTGAAAGAAACTACAGAGAGGGCGATCGAGTCTTTTTGTCCTTTGAAATTAAAAGCCTTAAGATGAGTACAGATGATGAACTCTGGCTACATTCAAGTGATAACAATAACAATGTCTGGCTTAAACAGGATGCTGTTGTTTATGGTGTGCCATACAGATATCGTGATGGTGACATCGTTAATTACAATGGTAGACTTAGTAAAATTGTTAGCGGATTTAACGATGACTGGCATGTTTTGACTTCAGATGGAACTATGTTTGATTTGAATCCAGCATTAATTAACACAGTAATCACAGAAAACAACGTACTGTAATGGCAAAGAATCTTTTTAATATCAACGAAGAAATGTTCCGATTGCATCAGCAGATCGAAGAAAATGGTGGTGATTTAACACCAGAACTTGAAGAACAACTAACAATAACTGAACATGACAGAGAAAGTAAATGTGAGGGATATGTTAGCGTCATTAGACAGCTTAAGTCAAAGTCTGAGCTCCTTAAAAGCGAAGCAAAACGACTTCTTGATGCAGCTAGAACATATGACAAGTCAGTTGAACGACTTGAAGATAACTTACTATCATCTATTGTTCAGCTTGGAAACATTAAGACAAACTTCGTCAGCATCTCAACAAGAAGAAACAAATCCGTAGAGATTGCAGATGATGTTGAAATACCGCTGCAGTACCAACGTGTAAAAATCGAAGCAAACAAAACTGCTATTAAAGAGGCCATAGAATCAGGCATTGATGTCCCTGGCGCTACAATAGTAGAGAAGTTTTCATTACTAATCAGATAACAATGAAAAAGCAAGAACAGAAAAGAATAGCTGAAGTCCTTGCATCGTTTATGGGTGATACCGAGCGCGGTGATCACTTCTCTATCAGTCAGAATCTTATTGGGTTTCAGACTGACAACGCTGCAAGACTATTAGAAACTTACATCAGCCTACAACCGGAAGAGATGCTTACTTGGGAAAACTCTCTTGCTGGTGTAGACCCAATATATTACTCACAGTCAGAGCATACAGCACATACAGCTAGACATCTATTAGAAACAGATGATGCAGAAAATGTATTAAGTGTTTCGGGCCAGGAGCAGCAACTGAAAGAGATGAACTTCTTACCTACGTTTGAGCTTATCGCTCGTATGGGTAACACATCAGGCAAATGCTTTCGTATGGCTATGCAACTAGAGAACTACTACGAAAAAGTAGCAACCAAGCCAGTAACACTTGGTGTGCTAAAGCTAGCAGTAAACTTGTTGTACAAGATGTCTGAGCAAACACAGAATAACATTCAGCTTATTCGTAATAGGTTGATGTATACCATGGATATGCAACTGAACTTCGAAGGCAAAAAGCTTGAACTATTGAAGTCTAAGAAAGCACACTTAGTGCCAAACATAGATAACTTCTTTAAGCTTCGTGAGCATAAGCAGATACGTTATTTCGACCCGCTTAACTGGTACTTCGAAATATACAAAGATACGCTGAAAGACATACCTCATAAGCTTTACCAAGATGTCAAGCATCACAAGGAAGCGCAACAGGCTATTACAACTTATAGCAGTATCATAGAACATATCAAGTCGGCACACAATGTCGTTACGGGAGTTACTAAAACTCCTTTCTGAGAAAAACGTCATTCCATTAGACGCAGCAGAGCGGAACTCTTTGCTGCGTTCTTTTGGTTTTGATTGCATAAGAACATTTCAACAGCTTGATAATCTTATTGCTATGTTATTCTTAGAAAAGGTATATCTTATCGCTCCTTGGACTATTAAGGTAAGGTATGCAGATCCAGTATTCAAAGTAGCACTATGTGATATCTATTTCGAACCAATAGAAACTGTTGTTCCTATGTGGTTATGTATTGACAGTATCATAGAAGCAGGCAAGGCACCGTTGTTTAGCGTTGACAATAAAGAAATACAGGACATGGCTTTTATCACACCACAGCAGGAGTCTGACATACTTAGCTGTATGTTTTATCCAGCTGTCAAAGATGAAGAAGGTGAGTTGTATTATCCTGAGTTGTCATTTCATATTCAGTATGTACTTGATGTGATATATGGCATCAGAGGCTATGATAGTCCTAAAGGCCTGATATATGTAGCTACTGATCTAAAACTAGCAGACAAATGGCGGTTAGCTATCTGTGCTGAAGGCAAGCGTAAAATGAAAAAGCTTGTCGGTACACAGCGCTACACTATGTTTGTTGCCGGTATAGATAACTTGAATACAGTAAGAAAGGAAACTTCACCAGTGTTTGCTGAAGAACGCGAGAAGAGTTCCAATTCCTTAACAGCTTTAATGGCAAAGTTATGAAAACATTCAATGTGTCTTTATTTATGCTAGTAGTTACTATTGTAGCTTACTGCATAGTAGAAAGACCAAGAGAAAAAGCAATAGATTACAAGACTAGCGTATCTGAAAGAAGTCATTCCAGTGGAAAAATGATTAGCAGAGAACCTGTCGAACATAAACACATACATGCTGGGGCCGATGAGTTATATCCTGATGTTGGATATGATGAAGATGGCTGGTCTAAACGTGGTTATATGTCAACTAGTGAATTTCAAGGCAGTCATTTAAAAGGTGATCAAGAAAAGCTAGCAAAGCTAAAAACTAGAATAGGCAAAGAAAGACAAGCATTTGTAGATGACATATCTAAGAATGCTAAAGATTTGTCTGCTAAGTTTAATATTCCTGCTAGTATCATTGCTGCACAGGCTATTCTTGAATCAGGTTACGGCACTAGTAGACTAGCTGTTGTTGCTAATAATCTATTTGGTCACATGGGAGGCAAAACTAAAGACTCTCGCGGAATAACAGGTAGCATTAAAGCATACGATAAAAACATCAATGGACATACTATTAGTTATGGATTTAGGATATATGAATCCAAATGGTGGTCCATGTGGAATCACGTACAGCTGCTGAATAAGACTTATGCACCAAGACTAATAAACATTCCAAACAAAAGAGAAGCCTGGCTTGCTGCTATTTGTGGATGTAGTGACAGTCGTATGCTTGCATCGGACTCCAAAAGACTTGCTGATAAAGGTGGTTATCTTTATGCAAGTGCTTGTGCTTGGCCGGCAAGCGATGGCGTTACTAGCAGATATGTAGCTGAGTTGAGGCATATTATTAACTCTTACAATCTATCAAAACTTGATGAATAGTATTGTTTATAGCGCAAGTAATTGTACAAAAGGGCATGTATCACTAAAAAGATATAATGCCCTTTACTTTTTTTCAATTATTGTAGATGAAAAAGCAGAGCATAAAACAGAAGATGTTGTTATGTCTATCTGCCAAAAGTTTGATGTAAAGTTTGATAATAATTATGGTACTGTAGAAAATAATCTGTACAATTATTTTATCAAAAACAAACTTGTTACCTGTCAAAAAGACCTATACTGGACATCAGAAATAGAGGGCATTGTTGATATTTACTATCAGTACATCGGACTAAAATACATACCGGAAGCCAAAGATTGTGAATACCATTACAAATATGATGAGTATGCCTATCTTGTTATCAATGAGAATACTATTGAGTTTTCTGATTGGTATCAGGATAAAATAGAAACATTTGTTGATGACATTGAAACGCTATTCAACATAAAACCTACTAAAGATTATAGAAAGCCAGGCGAAATAGTTCGTTTGTTTGCGCTTGCTTGGTCTAGGTTTGAGAAAGGCGATAAATGGGCAACTAAAGATATTATGATCAATGCAGCATTACGTATAAACGGAGCTACAAATAGCACTGGCAAAGAACGTGATGATGCACAGTACAATGGATTTTTATTTATCATTAAGAAATGGTTTTTGTATCTTTGGGAATGTAAAGATAGTAATACTCCTGACGAGTATATCTTGTCGTTAAAAGGTTTTATTCAGAAGAATCTAGAATCTTGGATAAATGACAAAGAAAATATCTTAATTACTAATAAGATATACACTCCTGAACATGCCGAAATAAAGAAAATGTTTGTTAACGAACCAATAAGTTTCTATAAAGCACTATGGGACTTGATATGATACGCCGTAGACTGGCAAGGTCTAATCATGCTGAGATGCCGGCACGCGAGTACGGAAAGTATTTGTATGCCAAGCACAAAGATAAGTTTGAAAGACTTTTCCTAAACTACGATATGCTTGTGCCTGACAAAGACATGGAAAATATATGTAGCGTTATGCTGCATGATATCTTTAAGTCTGTATCTCATTGCATCAGGAACAATGTTGAAGTGTCATTTACCGCAATGAAGAATTCTAAAATTAAATATTTCACAATTAGTTACGCAAGAAGATATGGCGAAGACAGAAATATTGAAACAATCATCAGAAGAAGAAAAGACACCAGAGATACAACTGATTGAGGCAGTCCTCAATGTAATGTCTGAGGTAAACTATCTTCAGAAAGATGATACTGTTGGCACTGGCTCTGGTTCTTACAAGGGCATCTCAGATGAAAAAGTAAGAAATGAGATAAGAAAATCAATGATAACGCATGGTCTTATCTGTGTCCCTATTAAAATAGAAAAGGAGACCAAGCACGAGCGTTGGCAAGAACTAGATCCATATTCTAAAACTGGTGCTGTAAAGCAGAAGCAACAAATATTCTCTGATATTGTGTTTACTTTTAGGCTTTATCACACATCAGGTGCACACATTGAGGGCCAATCATCGGGCCATGGCATTGACTCGCAGGATAAATCACCGGGTAAGGCAATGACATATGCTATGAAGTATTTCTTGTTAAATATCTTTATGGTGCCAACTGGCGAAGACACCGACAAGATTCATAGCATGGACATTGAAACGCCAAAGATATCACCAAAGACTGAGGTAGTTACATTGCCTAAGCCTACAGTTGATGTTCCAGAGCGCATTAACCCACAATATCCAACTGAAGAAGCTATACAAACTATGCTTTATGGAGGCGATGGTGTAATAATAGCTACTCATATGGACGGTATACTTGCTAACTGGAAAAAGAATGGTGCTACACTTCTGTATGGCAAGTACATTTATACTTACACACAAGGTAAATTCAATTATTTTGTTGTAGATGACATCAGAAGAGAGCATATTGTAAAGCAAGCCAAGTATAAGCATGGGTAGAAAGCCTGCTGAAAAGCCGAAGGTAGTAAAAGAGCCAAAGCCTAAGATAGTAAAAGATTCTATGCTTAGGAGCTTCACAAAGCAATACAGACATAAGTTTATTGGAGGACATTTGTACATCGAATGTCCTCTTGTTTGTAGCTCTTACATACTTGCATGTAACTGGGTGCCAAAAGATGAGTTTATAGCGGAAACAAATATAGAACTCAATAAGATTGGCAGAACAATTACCATGGCCTGTGTATTCTCTAAAGCTGATATGTGCTACTATGTTGTGTCACACCTTTGGCTTGCACAGATGTACACCTGGTGTAACTACGACATGAAGTTGTATCTCGAGAAGATATTTACTACAATGCTAAAGAATGCATATCGTAAAGATATTGTAGAAACAACAGTAATAGTACCTCAGACTTATGTTGAGAAGCAGAAAGATGTTGAAGAAGATAAAGATTTGAAGAATAAAAGATCTAAACTGCTTGATAGAATACATACTGAGGTCGAAGAAGATTCATTTTACAGAGAGTACGGACTAACCATAAAGACCTACCGTGCTATGTGCGAAGACAGTAAAACTATTGTTGAGAACTTTGAAAAAGACACCCATGTGCTAGATTTTCATAAGTTCTTGTTCAATAAGTACAAAGTATTGCTGCGAGATACAATGAAAGTATTGGTAGAGCATGGCATCATTATACAAGATATGAATGATGCAAACTACAAGAACAACTACTTTCTTGCTAAAGAGTTTGTAGCCTATGGCTTTGGCGTCAATATACATGATGCAGACAAAAACACAACCTACCCATCATTTACAAGAAGAGGACTATTTACAGTGCTTCTTTTATTACACGATGCTGGCGTATTATCTAAACAAGTTATTCCAAATTTAATATTTTAATCATGAAAACACAGAAGTATCTCCCTGGCACACAGTTGTCGGGTAAAATTCTTGACACTAAAGTAGAAGATTTCTCAACTGAAAGAGGCCCGGGAGTAAAGTTTGTTATCCTCATCAAAGATGTCTGGAAAGACAAGGAAGGTAACAAGCAGGAAAGTGAGCCATATTATGCTAACTGCATTGCCTATGGTGAAAAGCTTGTAAGACAAGTGAAAGACATCGTAATGCAAAAGCAGATGGCTGTTGTTCGCGTATTGCCAAAGCTTGAGAAGTGGACTGACAATAATACTAAGCTTGAAAAGTCTACTGTTCGCTACAAAGCAACATGGGTTGAAGGTTGGTATTTTGAATCAGGTTCTTGGATTTGCTCACAAGAAGAACCTGTTGGCGACCTACCGTTCTAAATATTATTTCACTATGCCTGCACAAGGAAACTGTGTGCAGGCTACTTTTTAAACTATTTGTATGGCTTCTAATATTAAAATTAAAAACGAAATGTTAAAAGTAACTCCAGATTTGCTTGACTTTTCTATACCTAACCCTAGGTTTGCTGGCATAGATTATGACGTAAACGATGCTACTCCATATGGTGATGCTATTGATAAAATGTATGGTTCGATGGTTGAGACCTATAAAAAGACAGGTTCTTTATTGCTGCAGCCAATCATATGCGAGCAAGTAAAAGGTAAGTATGTTGTTCGTGCCGGCTACACTAGAGCAATGACTTTTGTTACTCGTTATGAAGATTTGTGTAAGGAGATTGGCGCTACTGCAGAAATACCAGTTTATATCATGGATGGCATTAACATTGTCGATTCATTGACTGAGAATGTATTGCGTAGTGAGCAACACTTTATTACATTGGCCCATGCAATCAGACAGGCTGTTGCTGTTAAAGGCGTGACACTACCAAAGATTGCTAGTCAGCTTGGCATTTCTGTAAATAGAGCAACATCACTTCGCAAGATAGCTGCACTGAACAAAGAAGCTATCAAGCTTTGCTTTGAAGGTGTTATCGATGAGTCTGGTGCCACTGCATTGTGCGATATGCCTGATGCTATACAGAAGATGATTATTGACGAGATTTATGATCGTGATTTGCACACAGAAGGAGAAGCACTTGATGACAGAGAAATAGTGAGATTGTCTAACTATTGCATGCCGGAAATATCTGAAAGTGTTCCAGAAGAAAGCTTTGTTGATTTGTATGGTAATGTGCATCCAAATATCAAAGAAGAAAAATGGTACATCAACGTAGGTAATATGTTTGATAGGCCTAGAACATCTGATAGCGATGCAACAAAAGCTAGAGCAAGAGCATACTGGGAAAAGTTTATCGAAGAAAACAAACTCAAAGTTGTTGACAGATATGACATCATGGGCTATATATCATGCGATATGGGTACTCATCCTGAAGAAGTTGCCTGCTGGGATTATGATGGCAACATCAGGTTCTTTGTTAAGCCATCTTTGATTGAAAGCGTTAAAGCAGAAGAAAGCTATGTTGAGAAAAAGCAAGATGCTGCTATTGAGCGTGTCAATCGTAAGATTACTAGCTTAAAAGAACAAGCAAGAAAAGATGTTGTATTCAGATTGATGAAACAATTAAATCAAGATGGAGCATCACTAGATTATGCTGTACTTGCTTTCTTTAAAGGTATGCATATCAACAATGCTTTAAGGACTTGTATCGAGCATTTACTTGGTGACAGCATTAGTAATGGCGCAGACCTTGTTGATAAAGCTGGTGCATCTTATGCAATGACTGTGTTTCTTCAGGCCAATCTGATGACTATGGCATCTTATACTCCTAATGTTCTTAGTATGTTCTTTAAAGACAATAACATTGATTTGGAGAAAGAATACGAGAATGAATACAGTTCTATAGAGCTTAAGCGTGCAGATATGACTGAGAAAGCAACAGAAAGATCTGAAGAGATTGATGATGATGCTAAAGCAAGACGCAAGTTTGTTGTAGATATGTGCTACACTAATGTCTATGAAACAGGCAAGAGTGTCTACAATTCTATCGATGAAGCTGATGAAGCATTGCTTACTTACATCTGCAAGAACATTGGTATTCCATACAAGGGTAGTGAGTTTATCATGAGAATGCGTGTTAAGAATCTAGTAAATCAGATACTAAACACTATTGACGATGATGCTGATGCTGAAAGTATGCTTGCTGGACTTAAAATGCTAGATACTTGTAAGTCTAGATCTATTAGAATGTTTAACGACGCTACAAAAGAAGAAACTCTTAACGGTACAGACTTAAACACTGAACTAAAAGAACTTGCTTCAATCCTGCATGAATATGACTTTGTCAGTGCAAATGCAATGTTGCAGACATTTGATATCAAAGGCATCATAAAGTCTAGTGATACAGAGCAGAGAAGAAAAGCAATGTTTGTTTCGTTCTTTACGAAAGTGAAAGAATGCTTTAACTTCAAAACAGCATTTGCTTACAAAAACGATAAGAATAAATACCAAGTTATTAGCTAATGGACGCATTTCCTTTTAACAAGTTTCAAAATAGAAATATTGCTGTGGCTGTCGTTGTATACGGCGGCCCAGCTGTTTCTTTTGATGGCTTGTCAGTATTTCAGCAGAACTTGTTTCTCAATCAATTATTCGAAAAGAATATCAGGGATTTTGAGAACTACATTACGCAACATACAGATCCCCGGGATTGGTATCTTCATTATGTACATCACACATCAATAGCAACTCCTGTTTACATAGTTGTTGTTAGAGGTGGTAGTATTGTAATGAGCGCACCAGTTACCAACGTGCAGGACATGGCATCTAAGTTTGCCAGTGTTACTGATGGTGTAAATGTGTTTGCGTACAGCAAAGAAGATAGCAGAAACTTTAATCGGTATGTGCTTAACAAATGCTTTTCTGGAGAGATCATAAGCGACAATCATATCAGAACCAAACCATACGTGGAGTTGGTTCATGATGAGGCTACATTTGATACACTTGATGAGCATATCTGTTATTTGAACATGAAAACTGGTGAATTTGTCAATTCTCCTCATTATCTTTACATTAACGCTGTTGAAAGACTAAAAGAGTCAACAGAGGAAAAAGCATTATCATTTTGGAAGATTTCACAGGAGTTATGATATTTAGAGAAAGCGAAGCAGACTACAAAAAGCCAAACAAAGAACTTATCCAAGAGCTTATCGGCGTCAAGGATACTGAAAAGCTATATGGCTATTTTCCTAATGAGTATGTTGCTTTGATTGCATCTGAAGAAGATTATATAAAGATTGGACTGAGTAAGACCGGTGCCAGAAAGCTACACATAGCAAAGAATATTGTGCCTGCTGATATAAATAATGCTCAGATAACTAGAAGTCAAGATTGTTATCAATACTTTAAGTTTATGGGCCTATTGAATCATGAAGAGTTTTATTTCTTACCATTAACTAGAAATAATGTTGCTCTTTGCAAACCAATACAACTTTCTAAAGGTGGTGTTTCTGCAACAATAGTTGACACAAAGATATTGTTCAAAAAGATATTAGAACACAATCGTGTGTCTAGTTTTATCATTGCGCACAATCATCCTAGTGGTAGTTTAAATCCATCGCAAGACGATATTACTCTTACAAGAAAGATAAAAGACGCTGCTTTATTACTTGATTTAAAGTTACTAGAACATTTGATTATTACTATTGATGGGTATTATTCTTTTGTCGATAATAGTATTATATAATCACCTACAATGAATAAAACAGCAAAAAGATTATTAATATTTGCTCTAATGATATTTTATATATTAGTCTTTTTGTATTGTATATTTGTAGGATGAACTTACGTCAATATAGAGATAAATGTTATAAAATAGCTAAAGCCACAGGGGTTTATCTGAAAGTCAAAGGGCATGGCACAGGTAAACCCAAATGTGGCAGATTACTTAGAGCTTATGAAATAAATGACAACGAATGTCTGCTTGATATGTTTTTTGATAAAGGCTATGAAATGTATGATCTCAAAGATGTTATCTGTTGGGTAAAAAATGGTAAGGAATATCCCTGGCCAGTATTCAAGCCTGAATCAAAAGACTTGTTTTCAGATGTTTAACACAATGTTTAATGCGATATATTAACTTAAAAAAATACATTGAATCGGAGAAAACTGTCGATGACTTTATCGACTTTATGTACTATGTTAAGCTTGTTGGCTACGAAGCTGTAACAGATGAAGCCTGGGAGATAAGCTCATTTAATATTATGCGGCACGATACTCCAGATTGTGTAATCAATGAAGTAGAGATGTGGTCACAGTCTTTTACATTTGACAAAGGTTACTTTGAAGTCATGACATACAAACCAAAAGACGGTCGTGATTATATGGCATGCTGGTATATGTTACGAGCAAACAACACAGTTTATGGATCTGCTGATTTTGTTGAGTTTCCCGGAGAACACAAAGAATGGTTTGTTAAAAACTTTTTACATTTTATAAAAGAATATTATGAGCAAAAGCCAGATGGAAAACCACAAGATGCTACAAACTTGGAAAGAAACATTAACTTATCTTGAAGGTAAAATGCGCGGATTGCAAACTTTGATTGGTTTGATTAGCGATGATGCAGATAAAGTTATAGAACTTCACAAAGAAAAAGTAAGAAGAGATATTGATTTTGCTTACGATAAAGTAGAGCAATACACACAAGAGTTATTAAAAAATGAACGTAAGGAAGGGTAATGTCTATTGCGTAAAAGATTCAACAAGCTCTAAACAAAAGCTTGTCATTGCCACTGGTAAGAATAAGAAAGTGAGTAAAAGCAATAAAAGCGAAACAACTACTCTCTTTGAAAGCTTTCTTATATCTTACACTTATACAGATACTTTTGATACTAATAAGATAATGATTTCTTCCGGCCAGGAACATCTGTTTTCTAAAGATGATATTTTATACGAGTGTGGCACCAAAAAAGGCATAAGTAAGTTACTTGATAATCTTAACAAGGTATTGTCGGAAAACAACGAGCAATACTTTGAAATAGGTTCTGTGGTTTATTATGTTACTGAAATGACAGAAATATTATTGTACGAGGTTAAGCGATACAAGTATGAAATATTGGAAGAGCAAACTGATGTTTACCTAGTAAACCCTTTGAACAATAGTGATTACATTATCCTATGTGAATCAACCTGGAGGAATCCAATGCGTCTTAACAAATCAATCAGCAATCTTAAAAAGTTATGGGAACATACAAAGTAAAAGTTAGGTACACTTTCAATGTAGAATACACATTTGTAGGTCCCGAGTCATTAGACGAAGCAAAAGAATGGGCAGAAAAACATGTCGCTATGTCTTCTTCGGGCCTAACAACATCATTGCCACATGATCAATGCGATTGGAAAAATAGTGTTTATGCAGAAAAAACTATTGTTAGAGTAATAAAAGAAAAGTAATGCTAAAAATTAAAGCTGTAGAAATAAGCCTTTTAAAACCAGCTTATTTTGACGAGAGGTCTCTAATCAACAATATATCGGCGTTTCGACGTGATATGGAAGAGTCATCCGCTAACATTGGAGTGACTATTGAGGACATTTATCTTGACGAATCTACTGGAGATTTTGTGGTGAGATTTGAAATAACAGATAGTGAAGAGTTTGTTGGGCAATATAGATTAACAGCTTGGATGGGTAGGATTGCAAAGAAACACTTAAAGTATGAGTAAGTTAGTAGCAAAAAGAGTTAAAGTAAAAGTTGAGCTAACAAAAGAAGAATATCAAATAAGAAAAGAGCATTACTACATGCTACTTACATCATTAAACACTGTTAAATATTGTATTGCACAGATTGGTGTAGATACATTAAAACATGAGCATAAAATGATGTTCAAAAACATGCAGATGAATGCTACTTATTTCCTAGATAACATTTTTGCTAAAGCAACAAAACAACAAGACATTGATATTTTGCAGGACATATCGTTTAATAACGTAGCCGCTGCAACAACGGTATTTGGTTTGATATCCAAGATGCCACAAGAACAAATAGATTGGTTCACAGAAGAATGTGTTAAGCTGTCTTATGTAGCTTATAACAGACAAAATATGCAGAAAAATGAAAAGTTATAAATCGGAAGCAATATTCTACAAAGAAGATGTAAACGGAGTAGAAAGAAAGATTAGTTTTGATTATCAATATCATCCATTTTGTAAAGGTTATCGCGATAGTTTAGGCGTACCTGAAGAACCAGATGAAGAAGCATACTTTGAGATTCTTGACTTCTATGTAGATGGAGAGTACAAGACAGATCAAGAAGCAGAAAACATATTCGGAATGGACTGGGAGGCTATGGATGAATGGCTACAGGAAGCATTATTAGATGAACAATAAAACTATTAGTTATGCCTAAACAAACAGCAGTAGAATGGCTAGCTGCCCATCTTAATGCAGACTCATTTATATCTACATACGTTAATCCGGAGATGATAAATAGAGCTATTGAAATGGAAAAAGAGCAGATAGAAGACGCTTTTAATGCCGGTGTTAATAGCGAAGACTATTTTTATCCACCTTTTGAACTTTCAGAAAGTGATTATTATTACAATCAAACGTATAAAAAGCCTTAACGATACTTGGTTTTGGTAGTTCCAGAAGGGCAGGCCGCTAAACAAAAACCACCTGACAGCTGGAAAGACAGCATTTTTTAACTTTAAGACAAACACACAATGGAAGAACTAACAATTGAAATGGCAAACCAAATGCCTTACATTGATTGGGTTAAACATTTTAGGCCCGAATGGACAGATGAGCAATGTGAGTTCTATATTTGGGAGTATACTTGTTTTCCATTTGTAATTAAAAAGGTAATTAAGCAACTTAATGAGCAACTTAATGAGCAACTTGAAGACTAAATACAAAAACATTGTAGAAGCATATATGGATGCGTTCTGCGAAAAACAAGACATGATTCTAGAGTCATGGGTAGCTAATGAAATCGGTACAATAGCATGCTTTGGCGATGTTATGTATTTTGGATTTGATGACATACGTTATGACGTAGATACTAAGCAACCGGCAGGAAGAATACTTGATTGGCTTTACAATACTATTGATCATCCCGAAACTCACATGAACTACAAAAATTGGTGTAAAAGCTTTAAATACAATTAAAATATGATAGAAGTACGCAGAAAAACTTACACATTGCTACTTAGTTTTAATCCTTGTGAAATCTTTGACTACTATGGTGAAAGAGAGATGCACGGTTTGAAATATGACGAATGTGTAATGCACAAAAACAACAAACAGCAGGCATACATTGCAGGCTTTTCTAACTATGTTCCTGTACATTTAACAGAAGCAGAAAAAGATGATTTTGAGTACGAGCATGGTGATGATTTCTTTGTCTTTATTAATCTTAGCAGATGTAATAGTACAGTTGAAACTGTAAGACTTATCTTTCATGAACTAATGCACAGATCATTTGAACTACATGACTGGGATATTAATAAGGAAGAAGAGATTATTACTTGGGCAGACGAAGAAACAGAGGAAGTATTCAAGATTGTAAAAGAAAACCTAAAGCTATGATTACAAAAGTAGTTAGAAAAGCATTAGATATAAAACCATCTGGAAGGAGTAGTGATTTCATTACTCCTTCTTTCATTCATGGGTGTTTATATAAGTGCCATTATTGTTACATGCGCCGTAATAAACCAGAAGGATTGTCTGTGGCTACCAACGTAGATGAAATACTAGATGTAATTAACAAGCATGCTTTATTTACTCCAGTTACAAAGCCTAACCAGACGCATCCAGTGTACATCACCTACGATATTTCTTGCAACGAAGACTTTGCCTTGCACTTGAAGTATCACGAATGGCAGAAGATATTTGATTTCTTTGTAGAGCATCCTATTGCCATGGCTACATTTGCTACAAAGTATGTAAATCAAAAGCTGCTAGAATACAATCCAAATAGAAAGATACGGATTAGGTTTTCTCTAATGCCTCAATCACTATCCAACATATTAGAGCCAGACACATCAAGGATTATAGACCGCATTAAGGCTATCAATGATTTTTATGCTGCAGGCTATGACGTTCACATTAACTTTAGCCCTATACTGGCATTGGCAGAATCAAAAGCTTTATACACAGAGCTGTTTGAACAAGTCAATGACATTGTAGATGATGAAATAAAAAAGCACGTTCTCGCAGAATGTATCATGCTAACTCATAACGAGAAAATGCATATACATAACTTAGGGAACGCGCCGGCTGACGTGGAAAATCTATTATGGAATCCAGAATGGCAAGAGAATAAAACTAGTTCTTTTGGGTCTGAGAATATCAGGTATCGTCACGACTTGAAAGCAAAACTTGTCAATCGTTTTGTATCTTTACATGATAGCATCATCCCTTGGAACAAAATACGCTACATCTTTTAAACATCACTACAAAGATAGAATCATTTCAATCATACGAGGGTCCGGGTATATATCGTTTTTACCTTGAAACACATTGCCATGGGTGTATATGCCCGGCACTCTGTTTGCGTAATCGAGTATGTACCCGAATGCCTTTTCTACTCCATACTTTCTGATATGCTCGGCAAGTCCGGCTTTTACATTCATTCCATATTCATCGCGACAATGCTCTGCTATTATTCTACATTGCTCTATCTGTTTGTCGGAATACTTATGGAAATACCTATGGAATCTATATGTCCATCCCAAATCATAAACTTGTGATTCAGACACTACATTGCCATAAGCAGTATAGTAAGAGTTTGTTTGTCCTGCTATCCAAGTATGCTTTCCATTTACTATTGTATAGTACCCACCTTTTGTCAGTCCTCCCATACTACATATCTCTACACCAATAGACTCTCTGTGTAGCGGAGTATTACCTACTGACGCATGCCAGGCATATGATCCTTTTGGCATACAACGGACAGTTATCCCATCATGTCCGTTATCTCTCCCACTAATATGAACACCACCAACTACAAACTCGGTAGCAATAGAGTTTGAATCATTACTCCAAAAATCTACTGTAGCTTTTGGATTATCCCATCCGGCAGTATGATGAAACATCAACCATTTCTTTTGGAAAGGGCCTGGATAATAGTTTGGAATCCATTTGTCTTTTTCCTGCTTACCTTTTGTTAGCATGTATTCAACAAACTCAGTTTCTTTACCAACACTAGTATCACCTGTACCTTGTAATGCTGCCCAAGTAATAGGTCCTACAATACCATCGGCAATAAGACCGTATTGTTTTTGAAATGATATTACTGCATCGTGTGTATCAGCGCCAAAGAATCCATCTACGGCAATTTCTAGTATTTTTTGAAGCGTTATAACATCTTGTCCTTCGCTTCCTATTTTTATTGTTGTCATTATTTTACGCGCATTTTAAGAAAGAAATTAGTGTATCTAGGAGTTACTGATGTAGCAATGTTCCATACTGGATCTGGCGATATTTCTCCCCATGAATCAGTAGTTCCTGTTACTGTATGTGTGTGAGTCCCAGCATTATTAGTGTTTGTAGTGTTTGGCGTTCCTCCATCTCCATCACTTTCAATAAAACTACCAGTTCCAGGACCTGGATAAACATTTACAACGTGATTATGATCTCCACTTGGTAATGTAGTAGCAGAAAAAGTATGAGTATGATCTGGAATATCTAAATCTCCTAATGTTCTTGTTGCTTGACCGCCATTTAATGTAAAAAGTAATCCACCTTGTGTTTGCTTTGCTCTAAAATAGTTTTCCTGCTGTACTAAATCAGGTATCTTAAAATAGCCAGGTGCAGCAGCTCCGTAAGTATTTGTAAATAAAGCGTACAATTGTAGATGGTCTGCTATTAAAAGGTCTTGTCCTAATGGTTCTGCCCAGTTAGTTCCCCAATAACTAGGCGGAGTAACAGTTAAAATAACATCGCCTAATGCTACTTGTGTATCTTGCGAATTACATAAAGCATCTGCAAGTTCTATTATTTTTACATTTGCATTATGTATTGCATTTTCCAATGTTTGCAATTGTACGTTTAATGGCGTTGTTGCTGGATTATTAACTACTATTTCAGACAAATTACATATTCCTACACCATCTACTATTCTTGTATCGTAATCTTGATGTAGTTCTACGGTTTGTGTTGTTTCAACTGGATCTACTGGAAATTGTACAGTTGCTCTCCAGTCTTCAATACCTACACCTGTATCTGTGTTAGTTGCACCGCCTCTTGGTACTTTAGTCCAGGTTATTGATGGGCTATCAAGTATTTTTGGTATCTGTGCTGGTCGAACAAATGATGTAAATCCTAATGGAGATACACCGGCCGCATCTACATTAACACCAGTATTTATCTTTGCATCAGTTGTAGTCTTTGCAATACCGGCTCTTGTAAGCTGTGCGCGGTCTGTTATTTCTTTTATAAATGGTACTGAATCGCACCAGTCAGACATTGTTTGCTCTGTTGGTATGTCTTGAGAGTTAAACCTATCTGCGTTTCCTGCGTCGAAAAAATAAGTTCTTTGTCGTAATGCCATGGCTTTATATTTTTAGTTATACGAAATCAGTTCCATAAGGTTTATCAATTTGAAATAGTCTATTGTCGCAAGGTGGATTACCACTTTCAATGTGCATGTAATCAATACCATCTGGCTTACCTTCCAATGGCAGTACACCAAACTTTCTTAGTATTGTTCTGATGTCTATGCCTTGGCAATGAAAGTGCTTTACTATGCAGTCTACAAACTTTTCATCTACAAAGTTACCCGGGTATTTCCACTCAGGGCAATTGTTTTCATCGTATGTAAGGTTATATGTGTTATGCTCCATTGCTTTCCACTCTAACATAGCAAGAAACAAATATAGCACTCCCATATCTTGAAGCATTAGCATCTGTTTGCCATTACTGGTTATGCCCCATTTACCAAGTTCGTAGTAGGAACATGCCCAGTTTTGTGTTACTTTGTTGGCAATCTCATATACATTGCCTACTCGTCTATCGAAGTCTGTTATTACTTGCATCCGCAGGGAGTTGATGGGTTAGAAGGAGAAGGTGCATAGCTATATCCGTTACATGGTTGGCAGTCGCCGCAGTTATCCGGGCATCCACATCCGCAGTCAAAGCCACAGTTTTTAACATAGTCGCGCATCTTTTTGTAAAGCTCTAATATGTTATTGACATTGCATAGTCTTTGGTCCGATATATCCCAGTTTCCAAGATACCAAAGTCTGTCTGTTGTTACTAATGGCATTAGCGCGTGAAAGAACATAGTGCTTAGTTCTACTGCCTTGCGCCTTGCTTCTTCGTAAGATTCTCCAGCGGCCGTACATTTGTCAGCGCATGGGTCTTGGCATAGCCAACGATTCATTAACCGAGATAGGCAAGCATACAAATCACAGAACTCGTAAATGTAATCGCATTGTGTTTCGCCCGGGCCTAACTCTACAGCAGTAAGTTCTATGTCGTCACAAACTATTTCAGGGCTTGGATTTGTTATATAAATCTTTAAAGACAAAATATCTGCTACTGAATAACCATTATTTCCTAAAAATGTGTTAATAGTTGTTTCTGCCTCAGTTGTTCCTTGTACGGTTGACATATTCCATACAGTATTTACAGGTACTACTTCAAAACCATCTATTATAAGTGATGATACGTATTGCTTGTTTTCGTCAAATACATATTCATAAGCGCAATACAAATTTGCATCAGATGTATTTTCAAGTTGACCTGGAGGATAGCTTTCATTTACAGATGCTAAGTAAACATCATTTGCTTGAACTACAAGTTGATATGCATTATTATTAGCTGGAACATTTGGTAAAGAACTACCAGGAGCAAGCATTGTAACTGTTCCACCACCATTTGCCGTAACATATCCTTGCAAATCATCAACAAAATCTTGATAGGATGCAGGCACAGAATTAAATAAACCTGGAGTAGGAATAAATACAGTATAACTTGTATCATAAAATCTTACTGAAACTAGATTTAATCCAGGTGTTGATGAAGTTAAAAATCCTATAACAGACAACCTACCATTTGTTGTTTCTAGTTCTTCTGGATTAAGTGGTAAATCAAATGCATAGGCACATAACTTAAACACACCATCGCCAGGCAAAATTATAGTGTTTATCCCATCAGGAGCAAGATTAAATGTTTCTGTATACGTACCAGTTTCATCTGTTATGACTACGTTGGCATTATAAACACTTGATATGTTTGATATGGTATACTGGTTACATTCCGTCTTGTCCCAGCGTATAGCATAGTTTTCGTTTGAGATTAAAGTTGGCATATTTTATTTTTTAGTTGATTCACCGATATAATTTAACATGTAATCGTAAGTGTCATGTACATCCCTATAACCACCACCAAGAGGCATATTCTTACTTAAATCGTAGAAATATTCATCAAGTTCATTAGTAATGCCTTCGATATCTTGCTGTTGATATAATGTCCAAGGCAACATCAATGTAGAAACAAATGTTTGAGCTACATTATCAGCTTGCATAATATGAGTTGATGGCATATTGCCTATGTCTTGGAACATTCTATATGGAGATACATAAGACAACTGTTCTTCAACACCTTTTAAAAGTATGTTTTTGGCAAACATTTCAGTCATAGACAAATCACCTTTTAATGGCATATCATATTTTGTATCATACAACATAGATAGTAATCTTTCAGAAATCCAAGGCTCATCAATATCTACTCTTTTACGTTTACCTGTTTTAGGGTCTTTTTCATAACGGTATTTTTTAACTTTCTTTCTATCTTCATCATATAACATTGAATCTGCAAGAAGATAAACACCGGCCATGATACCAGTAAACGTAGCCATTGCTATAAGATTACGCTTTTGAAAACTAGACATGTTTTTATAATCATCAAATGTACCTGTTTTTACAAAATTTCTCAAACCTTTAGCACAATATATTAATGTGTTGATCATACCCTCTGTAAGTTCCGGTGCCCAAACAGGTTCTTTTTTACCATCAATTTCAATTACTTTAAAATCACCAAGATGTACTGTTTGGCTAGGGTTTTTCCACCATGCTTGTGCTACATTGTACATGTAACTTCTCATTGATGAAGCAGCGCGAACAAATGAATAACTTGATGCTAAGTTTTTGTATTTAGGATCAGTTAACTCACCAACAAATCTTTGCACTTGCAATTTTACATGGTTCTCTTGTCTTTGAGTGTATGCGTGTGTCATTTTGCCATTATCAAGAACATGATATCCTTCTTTGTATTGTTGTTCAATAATAGCATTTTTGATGTACTCACCATCTTCACCAACAAATCTTTTGTCTTTGGTTTCATCGTAGTTTCCTTCATCGTCGTGTGCATCATAAGTACCATCATTAATCATTTGAGCGATACCGCCAATAAGTTGATTGTAATAATCACCAAACCAGTTAAGAATCATTTGAGCATCTGGCTCAGTAGCATTTGCTTTACTTATTACATGTTGAAAGTGATTGATTAAATCTTTTTCGCTCATGTTTACAAACTGATACTTTTCATTTAATGCTCGTATTTTTTCACCATTAGAAAACATTTGCTCTACAGCGCGAGTAACATTAGCAATATTAAAATTCTTGCCTGAAATCTGATTTATTAAAGCATTGATTAAAAGTTTAGATGTTGTAGCTACTACGTTTTTCATTGCAACACCAGGCTTAACAGCAAGGTGTGCCATATTTATAAATCTGTTACTAGCATCTAACATATAGTCAATATTTACAGATATGTTGCCAAGCATTACTTTAGGCATTTCTGGAAGATTACCATAAATCTGTCTGTTAATATAATTTTCTACATGTTCTCTTGCATCTTTAGTATTTACACCACGCATTGCTTCTTCACCTCTAAGCATATCCATTGCAATATTTGCAGATGCTACTGCTCTTTGCATGTACTTTGTGCGCTTAGATGCCATCATGGTATAGTTACCTATATTCTGAAGGTTATATGACAATGAGTTTTGTAGTTCAGGAGCGATTACTTCAAGAGATCTATCTTGATTTCTAACCTTTAGATCTAGTCCAAGAAGTTTCATTCTAAATGAACCGCCGTATAGTTCTGCATTTTGGAACTGATTCCAGAATGGCGACATAAGTTTTCTGAATGATTCTTTTTGGTACTCCGCATCTTCTGTTTGTGTAAACTCTTCATACAATGCACCTCCAATAAATCTACCAGCATTTTTCATGTACATATTTAATGCATCCATCAATTTGCCTTCACTTAAAGCAGAACCTGTAGAACGTATAAATACAGGCATCATACCTCTTTTGTATCGTCTTGCTACTTCATTTTCTGCTGCTGCTCTAAGCTCTACCTCGGTCATATTTGCGCGCTGTGATATGTTTTTGCGTTCAACGGTCATTACGTACTGAACAAACTCTTCATACATGCTATCGGCTAACCATTTACCAAACTCTAATTGCTCTGTAGTTATTTCTCTATTAGCTAATGCTCTTGCAGTTTCAGCATCATTTATATCACAATGTATTTCGTGAGTTGATATTGGAACTTCTTTACCATTTTGATCATAACCAGTTGCTTTTTTAAATAATGGTTTAAATAAATCATGTGATTTGTCAAGACCATAACTTAAAATATTACCAGAAAGTGTGTTTAATGTTTTTGTTCTTTTGTTCAACTCTTTGTTAAACGGCACCATTTCATCAACACCTTTTCTAGAAGCAAGATCAACTTGGTCAAATAACCATGTTCTTATTTGTCCTGTCCAGCGATCGGCAGTCTGTATTAGCTTTTCATCAAATGAAAGTTCGTTAAATCTTTGAGTATTAATCTCATTGTACCCAGTTAACTCTCTATACGTTTGTAGTAAAAACTGATATTCTTCGTTGGCAGCCTTTGCTACATCGCTATCTAGTTCTTCGGCTAAATGCATTATTCTACCAAATACAGCTTTTTGAATATCTTGGTAAAATGAGTTATCACCATTTTCAAATACTTTAATACCTTGATCTATTGTGTTTTGTACACTTTTTTTATAGTTATCATTAGGCTTTAAAGTAGATATTAGCGTTCTAAAATAGTTGAGCAGTCTAGTTCCAACAGGTACTTTGTATAAGTTCATGTTGTACAAAGTTTTATCGGATACAATATCTCTTATATCCACTTCTAGATTATCACGCAATTGCGGAACATTGTCAACAAGCAACTCAATCTGTCTTACAGTGTCATCCACATCACGACTTCTTACAGATATGTTACTACCATTTACATGCATAGCACCTACTTTTCTAATGACTGTACCAGGACTAGATTTTTTAATAGCCATAGCAATTATAGCTGTTTTAACTGCTTCAATATGGCCGTTATCATTAGATAAAGTTACGTTTTGTAATTTTTTAGCACGTTTCTTTTCTTTATTAGTCAAGTTTTCTCCAATAAATGCTGCAGCAATATTGTTTTTTTCCACACCATGATTACTAAGGTACTCTGGAGAAACATTTAATATTGATATTTCTTGTGCCGGCTTTCCAATGTTATGAACAATTACAATTGTGTTATCAAGCTTTACTCCATTTGGCAACTTTAATCCAAGTGTTTGTTCTGCTTCACTTAGCATCATTGCTTTGTCAAGATTTGGATTGTAGCCAAGTTTATTCATCATTTTTATTACGTTCTGAGTAAGTTGCTCTTTCTGTACTTCTGTAGCATTAGGCAAATCATAACGCTTATTCCAAGATGCAAATAAAGATTGTTTTGCTGCAGCTAATGGTTCAAGATCTTTAAGTTCGTCTAAGAACTGAATGATGTTTTTTTCAATACCACCATAGAACGCCATTTCATTTTCAACTATTTGAGCAATAAACTTTTCTTTACGTTTTTGATCGTAATTACCATTAGGGTCATAGAAATCTTTGTTTCTCATGGTCAAGTCATAAGTACCTGACAATCCAGAAAATGTATTACCTTGAATAGAATCCATTATTTGTCTTCTAGCCTTGTCATCCTTTGTATTGTGCGACTTTCGCTGAAATAACGTATCTATATTTGTTAAGTTTATATTCTTAACCGATGAAGCAGATGATGCCCTCATTGTATATGGCAAGAACCTGGCAATATTAAATGCTTCTTTGTTTCTGACTACAAACTCCTTGCCTTTTAGCATATCATTTAAGATAGCATCAGATATAGAGTTAAGGTCAGCAGTTTTAAAATCAACATTGTCAATACTTGATTCTGCATTTACATCACCAATTAACGCTTCTTTAAATATAGAACCAGCCTCAGCAAAAAACATTTCCCAGTTTGCTCTTTCTTCTGGTGACATTTCGTGCGCCAATCTTGCGTAATACCTAAACTGAATGTATGTTGGTATTGCTTCAAGTATCATTGCTTCTTCTGTATCAAGATCATCCTTGTACATTTTTCTAACATAGTCCATTACACTAGATTGAGAAACCTGTTGTGCTATTGCGTTAAATAGTTCAGGTTTTTCTATCTGCATTGCCAATGTTAATGGATGCGCAAACTCGTGAATAGCGACACCTCTATCAGCTTTATCTACATTTATGTAAACAATACCATCCTGGTAGAAAGATACGCTGTCATGTTCAGATCTTTGTATTTGACGGGCTTCTTCGTCATTAACATATCTATACTCAACATTTGGCATAATGCCGGCTATTGTTCTAACAAAACCATCAAGTGCAAACCTTGTGTTGTTTTTCTGCATGATGTTTTCTAGACTAACAACAGCTCTTTGTGCATTGAATATGTTTCTATTGTCTGTAAGCTTATGGTTAATAACATAGTTTACATTGTTTTCTGATGTAACATTAATGACAATACCAACTATACCATCAGGAAAATGTATCATATCGCCAACTTCATATGGTGTTTCTTGATACCTTTGCAATGTTTCTACAGTTGATTTTATAGAGCCAAAAAGTTCAGTTATTTTTCCTTCTGCAATACTCTTATTGATGTTGTGATATTTAGTAGAATGTCTTTTACTTATATCTTCATCAATATTCCTATCAACATGTTTGTAATATGTTTTAAATGCAACTTCTTTTAATAAATCTATATTGCTTGTAGATACAGTCGATAATGAGTTTATTCTATTTTTCATATTAGCTGTAGACATTCCTATAGAATCAGCTATAAGAATATTAGCAAGCAATGTATTAAGTTGATCGTTCTTTAAACTTGTATCTTGAAATATTTCTTTTGCTGCTTCGTAGAACAAGTCTTTTGTTCCTACTCCGTTTGGACCTTTCATGTTTACAGCAACAACATAACCAGAATCTCTAGCATTTTCTCTAGTAAAGTAATTGCCAAAAGTACCAAGTAAGTTTACTAACGGAGCATCTTCGTTTGATTGAACTCCATACGTATCGCTAAATATTTCTATTGATGGTATAGATTCTATTGCTCTAAGATTTTCTATAGTAAAAGGTTTGCCTTCAGCTTTAAGCATATTTAATGCAGCGTGCAATGTATACGATGGAGCTATATCGCTATAGTAGTATTCATCTTTTAGCATTTTACCATCTAAAGACTGCAATACAGCATCAGCATTTGGACCATGTTTCTGTAAAATAGAGTTAACAGTAAGGTTGAAAACATTGTTTCTAATCATGTTTTCCATATCCATTGCAGTTTCTTTATCTTGCAATGCAGGAATACCTTTTTTGTTATAAACATTGTTTAAATCCCTTGACATTACATCATTAACTATCTGCAATACATCTTGTGGAGTAAGTTCTACGCCTTCTTGTGTCTGCCTTTTAATAGCTTTTTGTATGTCATTTTCTAAATGTCCATGCAATATATTTTTGATGTAAGCATGTGGCCTTAAATTTAATGCAAATGACATTGGTATATTTAAGTTTCTTAGTATTGTCGGAGTGTAACTAAGTGATATCGTAATAGGATTACCCATTGCATCTGTATCGTTATACATATTGATAACAGAATCAAATGGAACTACATTAGACAATGATGTTCTAGTTGCAGAACCCTGAGTAAGTGCAACGCCATTTATACCATTGGTAGTAGCAAGAGCATAAGTTCTTATTGTTGTGCCTACTTTAGATTTTTGCGTTTGTATTGTTTTCTTATAATGCTTTGCTACGCCATACCAGGCTGATGGGGCCTGTGAAAACTCTTTACCATCTTTGTAAATGCGTTTTTCATTTTTAAGCAAATCAAGACTTGTGTTAGACAAAATCATGTCTGAAATGTTATTCAAATCCTGACTTATTTCTTTAGTAGGCAATACTTCTTTTAAAAACTTAGAGTAATCGATAAGAAACTTTTTAGGCAATACTTCACCAAAAAACGATCTACTTGTGTCAAACTGATTCTTAAGAATATGGTACAATGCCAACAATGTTTGTGTTTCATTTGACAACTTATTAAAGCCATCTCTAAGCATTTCATTTTCATTAGCGTTTTGCACTCTTGACTTTTGAACTTCAAGATAATCCATACGGTTGTATGAATACTTTTCTATTCTATCTATAAACTCATACGCAGATTCAAGATCTTGTGCAGTAAACTTACTACCCATTTCTTTCAACCTTTGCATTTCTGATTGTCTTATGACTTGATCAAAAAACTCAGGGAAGTTTGAAATAAAGTTTCTTACACCAATAGGATTACCAATATTATGCATCATTCCATTTGACGTTGCCGAACCAGATGTCATTGGAAGCGTAAGAATGTTAAACTTTTCTAATGCTTTAAATATATCTTCTTTTACTTCTGATTCAAAACCATTGTTGTTGATTTCGGAAAGATACAAATGGACAAAATACTTACTAATCTCTTCTTTTAAAACTATGCTTTTAGCTTCTGGAAGTATATCGTAAGCAATGTTATCTGTTATGGTGTCTATCATAGATTGTATTTCCGTAGACTCTATGTTAAATATTGAAGAGTTAATGTCTTTAAACATTTGCGATGCTCTAAAACTTTCCATTACATCTGGCCTAGAAAGCAATATAGATGCAAAATCAAATATCTTGTGGTAGTCTTCGTAGTAGTTTATTACTTCTCCGGTTACAGGCGACTCTATACTATCTCTCATATAAGAAAAATCAACCTGAGCCATAGTATTGGCTTTTGTTTTAAAAGCTGTTTCTCTTACTGCTTCAATAGGTTTTTTCTCATTAGGGTTAGCATCAAAATAATCACCTATTGTACTGCTTGCTCCATTGTCTTTTTTCCAACTGTTAAATCTGTCATAGATACCAATAAGTTCATCAATAGTATAACCAGTGGCAAATGTAAAATCGTTTTCAAACTTCTTTTGATCATAAGCTTTAGATTGTTTAAACTGATTGATATTAGCAACCTTAACTAAATCGCTCATAATATCACCAAGCATAGCATATTTTGTAACAAGATATACTTCATTGATATAATTAGGATCTGTTTTTCTAGAAAGGTTTCTATTTTTATCAAGATTGTCTTTATAAGATTTTAGGTCTTTGAAAAACTTCTTATACTTTTCAGACAATAACTTGCTTTCATTATTTATATTTACTAGGTTATCAGCAGGCGACATACTAGCTATACTAGTAACAATATCATATGATGCTTGAACATCTTTAGAGTTAAGCGCTTTTTCTATTTCAGCTTTAAACTCATTATCTGTAATTTCATCAAGATTGTTTTTAATAAAGTTGTCTAGTACGTTTTTAAGGATATTGTGTTTTTTAGAAATTTCTTTACTAATATTATTAATATTGATATTTCTAATCATAGATAACAAAACATCACCTTTGTTTTCTGTTTGAGCAGTTGCTATTGCTGTATTTATAAATGCCTCATCATATCCTACATCATTGATAAGAAATGAAACCATACTATCAAAAATATCACTATTTTTATTTAAGTTATTTTTGTATTGTTCTTCATATTCTGAACCATGAGCTTGTAGTTTTTTGTAATAGTTGTATGCCGTATTGTAGTAAGATCTTGAAAATCCACCATTGTACATACCTGAGTTTGATTTGACATAATTAAATATGTCTTTATTTGCATCAAGTTTCAAGAAGTTTAATACTGCATCCACTTCATTCATATTTTCATTACCGGGTATTGATCTCATGTAATCATGAATATCCTTTGGCGCAAACATCATAGCAGATGCCATATCAGCATTATTCATTGTAATATTCATGGCGCCTAAAATCAACAACTTTGGATTATCCGTAGCTGCATTTATAAGCATCTCCATATACACTGGAACTTTGCTGTATTCATCTTCTAACTGGCCGATAGCATTTTCTACTTTGTTAATCTTAAAGTTGTAAATACTTGAATCTATGCCTCTTCTTTGGTTCATACTATAACCAGAATAAAGCAATGTTTGTAGTTTCTGAGCATTAGCAAACGGACCTACTGCTTGTCCATCCATTGCAATATTTCTATACACAAATGAATGTCCAATGTTATGAGCTAAGTCACCATCTTTAAACAATTCTCTATATGTACCATCTGCAGCTTTTTTAACCGGGTCAAGGTCAATAGCGGCCATAGTAAGCTCAGCATTTAATGGGTCTGAATAGTATCTTTGAAGGTGTCTGATTAGTCTGTTGTTAATAACCTTAGCTTCTTCATTAGATAATGCATCGTAGTTGCCATCTTTCTTTTGCTTATCTTTCCAGTTGTTGTATTCCAAAATAGACATCTTACCAGAGTCAAGCATTGTACTTGACAAATAGTAGATTGTAAACTGGTCAACGTCTTGGTCAGAACCATCAATAAGGTTTTTGATAGTATTTACATAACCAACAGAACTAGCATCATTTATAAACCCTACAATGTTGTTAATAAAACCAGAACCTGGTCCTGATGGAGTACGCATGCCAATGTTATCTTTTAGCGTTATGGCTACAGATGTTATAGCATCGGTATATTTGTCAACTAAGTTTGCTATTTCAGATTGAGCAAAAGCAGTAGACTCTTCAGCCAGTCTTGTTCTTAGTTCTTGCTTAATATCTTCTACAGATTTTTCAAGTGAACCTTCTTTCATAGCTCTATATGAGTCGCCATGCTTTAGCTCCATTTCCTTGTCAACCTTAGCATAAATACTCCCAAACTTTTTATAGTTGTCTTTGAGGTACTTGTTTAACCCATCAACAAACATCATTTCAAAGTAAGTATTTAATCCTGATTGGTTTTCGTTGTACAGTACTTCAACTCTAGGCTTACCATTGCTATTGTATTTCATTTCAAAAGAAATGTTATCATTTACAAAGCTCTGTATAAGTTCTTTTGTCGCATTGTAGTCTGAACTAGCTTCCATTAGATTGGTCTCATTGACAATACCATCTTTTTTACCATACAATCTAAATATCTCATTTAGTCCAACATTGCTAGGTATGTTAAACTTTTTGAACATTACTGCCGGAACAATAGCTTCTCCTTTTGATACATCTAGTAGGTTTTGCTCTGCTAGATATTTCATTTTAATCCTTGAAAAATCTTTTCTAATCTGCTTTTCATTGGATGGATTTTCCGCTATTGCCTGATTCATAACTGTATCAATAGCTCTAACCTGTGCTAGTTGTTCTACTGATAAGTCAGGTTTAGTGTCAATTGTAGTATGCTTTAATCCTCTTACAGAGTTTACATCAAAAAGAGAATCAAAACTTACACCCATTTTTGCAGCATGCTTATATGCTTCTGCTAACATAAATACTTCACCAGTTTCTTTATGTTCCACTATGTCAATAAAGTTTCCGGCAACTTGTACCAGACGCATCGCATCAACCTTTCTTTTAACAGCTTCTTTTCTTAGGAATGCTGCTACGTATTGCTGGGCCCTAGTTACTGCACCATGAGAAACATTTAAACTTATTTGGTCGTCACTAATGATCTCTGATAGCATTGTCGTGTCATCAGATTGCGACATAGACTTTTTAATTTTACTTTTTACAAAGTTTTCAATAGTTGCTATTTCTTTATTAGATAAACCAACACCAGTTTCAGATGTAATAGCACCTGTTTGTATTTTTAAATCCTTTATTCTTTGGTCTACGTCTTCACTCCATTTACCTTCATTTGTTATGAAGCGCATTACATTTTCTAATCCTACGCGCATTAGAGAAGATAATTCTGTTGCTATTTCTTGTGCAAGACCTGTATTTAAACTATTTGGGTTTGCAAGAATAATAGACATTGCCTGAACCATTGGCGATTCTTCATTATCATCTATTTCTCTTTCAGGATTTAACTGTGTTATTTCCTGTGTATTGTCAAACATGTATGTCCATTTATCATAAGGAGCATCTTCTGTTTGGTTTTTCCAGTAATCAACAAGTTCGTAAAAGTTAGTAGGTGCAGCGTCGCCATCTTTAACAAACATTGGCATAGGCCTGCCCTGGTTAAATTGACCATTTGCATCAGAATGCGTTGCTCCTGCGGATTTATTAAATGCAACAAACGGCATCTCAAAATCTTTAGTTTGGTCCTTTTTGTTACCAGTAAACTGTATTGATGATAAATATGGATATTTTGTTTTGTATGTATCAGGATTTTTGGCTCTGTATTCAGCGTAGAAATCAACAAGCATTTCAATAGCTCTACTATGGTCTTTTTCTCCCTCTTGTGACAGCATACCTTGATTGTTGGTGTCTGCTAATACTTTACCAATGAAATCGTATTGACCTACAATAGTATCATTAAACTGACTGTTTTTCCAATCTGACAAAATAGAATCAACGGCCGGAGCATTGTTTTTGTATTTAATGCTACCTTCAAGCATGGTTTTAAGATTACCAAACTTACTGTTGATATTACTAAGCGTTTGCTTTAATGCAGTTTCAGTAGCAGTTTGATCAAAATAAATCAAATACCTTTGATATAAGTTATCATTAGCCAGGTTATCAATATCAGATTTTTTCAAGAATGATATTTTATTTAAATCTTCACCTTTAATGACTAGTCTTAGCGCTGGATTTAACATGTATTCAAACATGTTAGCCATATCTACACTTGAATCAATAATAGTTTTTGATAATATTACACCGTTATGTTTTTTAAGGAATGTAGAACCATTGCGATAGTTAAATTGCTGTGCTATTGATTTTTGTATTCTTCTATTTAAGCTACCATTATTTCCGCCAATACTATTAAAATACATTTCCATGTAAAATGGATTATTCAAACTCTGACCATCTGCAACTATGTGATCTTTATTTATTTCTCCATTTAAAGTATTTATAGAAGCATTGACTTTTAAATCTTTGATAACAAGTATTCTAGTTTCTTCATCCATACCATTATGTGTCTTAAATGAAGGAGTAAAACCTGTAGAAGTATGCGATAAAGCACGTTTATTTCTATTTACACCATAAGCCAATGGGCCAGATTCGTTTTCATATACAACGCTGGAAAGGTGATTTGCTTCTGTACCCTCTATAGCATGATCGGAAAAATAGTTAACCATAGCATGTCCAATAATAAGACCTTTCCAAATAACAGATGGAGTAGTGCCATAAATATTGATACCATCTACTACTTTTATATTGTCTTCGTATGGATATAAATCAAACACGTTTTCACTGGTCATTTTATAACCATCTGCTAATGCTATTTCATTAGTTTCTTTATAATGCTTTTCAAACAAAGAATCTACAATCTTTTGTAAATCATCGTCTGTAAACATATATGTTTGCGTCAAACCTAGATTATCTATGTAGTTTACATAAATCTGCTCATTATTAAAATCGTCTGTTCTTAATACTTCGTGTAGTTTAAATGTTATTTGATTATTATCGTCAACATCTATTGTTACATCGTTATTATAATTAGAATAGTTAAATAATTGTTGTGCAATACTTCTAAACTTAAGTGACCCATCTTCATTTCTAGTAAGCACTTTATTCATCATAGAAGCATCATGACCTAAGTGCAATCTGCCTCCTCTATCATTTTTATTGGCTTTGATTATTAAGAAATCAGAACCTAATCTCAGTCCACTACCCTCAAATCCAACTACATCATCTTCAATTATCCAAGCGTCATAATTTTTTAAATATTCAACTAATGCAGGAACTGTTGCATCACGTTGTGCTTTCCACCCAGGCATAGTTGTATCGATTGGTGATAAGCCTAATCCTAGTGAAGCAAAATAAGAACTTGCATTATTAGTAACTTTATTGTTAGCTGGGTTCATTAAAAAGTTCATCCATCTGTTAATACTATGAACTTGTGCTTCTTCTTTTATAGCAAAACCACGTTTAAGTTGACTGGTAATATTTCTTACATCAAGCTTAAATGTATCAACATTATCAATGGTTTGCTTTGTCAAAAATCCATTTCCATTACCATTAAAATGACCTAGTCTAACTTCAAACAAATGTTGTCTGCCACGATTACCACCATTATTTACTGGTATTAAAACTGGAGATATGTTGTACGTTAATGCTTTTTGATTTTCATTTTTGGTAAAGTTTGCTAATGCAGCATGTAGGTTGTCTTGTACGGTCATATTTTTCAACTCGGCAGTTTTACCTGTTGAGTCTATACCCATCATGTATGGCGTTGAAGTTATTACTCCTTTTCTTTCAAGAATTGGATTTAATATCTTACCTCCTCTAGCATTTGGATTTGTATGTGGACCCTTTACTACTTCTTCAAACTTTTCAACAAGTGAATCATTTTTACCATTAGAAAACTTGTAGTTAAAGTTGTGAGAGTTTCCAATAGTATATAGCTTTCTTCTACCATCAAGACTTAAAATTGTTGGATTGTTTTCATTGTAAGTCATGATTTCAGCAAGTGCCTGAAGCTCTTTATAGAATCCAGTTGGGAAGAAATACTCTTCACCATCTTTTAATATATTAGATCCTGCATCTTTATCTAAAATGCTATCTATAGTAGCATCGGTTATTTTGCCATAGTTTTCTTTTTGTCCAGAATCCTTTGCAGCGTTTGCTAGTGCTTGTAAATATAATGGATATACAGGCTGTGTTGCTAAAATCTTGTTTGGATCTACGGTTCTTTCAACAGTATATACATACATTGAAGCTATAAGTGGAGCAAGTACATCACTAAGATTTTCTATTCCATGTGAATTGCTACCTACTTTTGGAACAGACAATACTTTAGCTGCATTTTTAGCTGTACTTGACTTACTCATATTGAAGAAATCAGTAAATACTTTTCTGATTATACCACTAATATTTGTTTGTGCGTTTTTAGCGTATTGTGTAAGTTTATTTATTTCATCTGGTTTCATGTTTCTAAACTTACCATTTTCCAAAGGCATTATTATTACACCTAAATCAGATGGATCATTTGTTTTATGTCTGTATCTGATACCTCTGTCTGTCATTGTAAAGTAAGAGTTTGATTTTTCTTGTCCTTCTTTTACTTTTAATGGCCTTTTTCTATTGATAAACAAATCAACATACCTATCCGGCATTAAACCACCATTGATTTGTAGGTTAGATATAATACTTTGTTCCAGTTTTAACTTTGTATCGTGAGCAGAACTTGATTGCTTGGCCATTGACACAAATGTAGTTCTTTTACCTTTGCCATATTTTTTTACATTCTCAAACTTATTAGATGTAAGAGAACCAAAATGCGTGATAACAGAGTTTAAGATTGTTTCTGACAACTTTGATCTTTTGGCAATATTTAACTCAAACTCATCTTTTGTTAATAGAGTCTGTTTTCTAATAGTTTCGTCAGATTCTTTTTCTGTATTTACAGCAGTTAAGTATTCAGCGTAAAATCTATCAAGAGCATCCTGATAATCTTTAGTTCCTCTGGTTTTAGTTGATAACTGTTTGTTCCAGTTATAAATCCTTGTGTGAGATGGATAATAATACCTGTCTGTACTTTGTTTTGCTTGTGGATCAAAATATGTTTTATAAATTGAGTATGCACTTATAAACTTAGCATCAGAGTTTAATTCAGTTGGATTTGTATTGTTCATCATTTTATATTCAATGAACATTTTCATGCTTTTAGCAAAAGCTTCTATTCCGTCTTGACTATTACCAATCCAAAGATTACTATGAATGTCAGTAAGTATTTTGTTAGCTACTTCATAGTTTAGTTTTTTACCACGCATTTCAACAACACTACCATCAGGTGAAAAATGATATACCGGGATAGTATTAAGCATCAGTTTCATTATATCCGATTGCTTATCCATTGGATTTAACTCCTCTTCATTTTTTCTAATATTAGCATCCTGTACTCTAATAAGAGATTCTAGAATATCACTGTATCTTACCTGGCCATCTCTATTTATAATCGTATCAACATCAAGAGAAGGAAATATTCTATTAATCATTGCTTTAAATACTTTTCTATTAAGTAGCATTGCATTTTTATACAGAACCTTATCTTTATTGCTGATGATACCTTTAAGTTTCATCTTGCCTTCTACTGTCTTGTCGACAACGCTTACAAGGCCGTTTACTGTTTCTATTTCAAACTCATCAACAGACTTTTGTAGCAATCTTCTAAACTCTTCTCTCTGTCTTTTTTCAGTAAAAAATATACCCTGAGAGTTTGGAACTGCAGTTTTATATCCTTTAATACTTTCATCGTAATATTGCAAATGCAGACCGGTTACTGAGTTTCCATTTTCATCAGTAGCATTATAGTTCCAGCGTAAAAATGGTTTAGTGTAATCAACAGTAAGTTCTCTGATTACTGGCAAAAACATTGATTTACCATTTATTATTTGTTCTTTATAAATCGTATTGCCGTTTTCATCAGTATCATACATGACCTTTTCTCTAGAATTGTTTTCAATCCTATTGATCATATCTGTAAATGACATGGCACCATCTAAAAACATACGTCTGTTCATGGATGGCATAATAACTTCTTTAGCAGCTATTTCTGCAACATTATTAGCTACCTGTCTTGCTATCTGGTTATCGTAAAAAAAGTTATTAGCTACAGTATTAAAAGATGAATCGTCATATATTATTCTTGAATAAAGACTATCATACGGCATTTCATCTCTAACAGTATTTAATGCCATTCCAGATAGTGATTTATACTTTTTGGCTACATATAAATCATAGTAAAAATCATTTATTTTGTCATTGATAATGCCTATCCTTGACATAAATCTATTAAACCAGTCAAAGAAAGACCTCATTACTTTTGAAATACCTTTAAGGTTTCTTCTGTCTGATTTATATCTTTCTCCGTCATCAGCAAGATGCTCTGCAACAGTTCTTCTTGCATCAAGGTCATTTCTCCAATTGCCTTGTTTTTGTGTTACTCCATACTTTTTATCGACTTCATCAAATAATTCAGCTTGCTTTTCATCAGTTAGCAAAAATTCTGATACATAGTGCGATATTTCGTGGCTTAATGTTTTAGGATTAAATGCGCCATTATGCATGTTCATGTGTATCTTTCCAAGCTTGTCTACAAAACCATGATATAAATCTGATTTTATAATGCCAAGTTGAATGCCTTCACCAAGGATATCTTCAAGTTCTGATTGTATTTCGGCAAATGAGCTAGTATAGTTTTCTAGTTCTTGTTGATTTGTTATTTTAGAAGCAAGACCTTTTGTATCGTCAAGTAGTATGCCGGCAGAAATATCTATTACAGGCATTCTTAAAAATAGTCCTTTAACAGTTGACATGTACTCAATGCCAGTTACTTCTTTTCCGCCTTGCATTTTTGTATTTAATCTAAACTGAGATACTAAACTTTCATACTTATATTTATAGTCTGCATCTTTTACTGGAGATAAAAATGCAGCTAAATCGTTTAGAACTTCAAGTCTTATTTTAATCCTTTCGTTTATTGTTGTTTCGTTTTCTGCATCTTTTTCGGTGTAAAGCTTTTGAGCTATTACTGAATTATATCGTAGTGAAAAAGAGTTGTTAAATGCAAATATAGAATCGGTACCTTGAAGTGCTTGTTTGTTTACAGCTTCATTTGGTTTTTTCTGGTTAACAGCATTTTGCAAAATACCACGCATTCTATTTACTTCGTTGAGCATAAGATTTTTCTGCTCATCGTTCATATTGCTTGCAGTAACAGACTGGAATATTATTTTCTGCCCATTGTCTTTATTTCCAAAATGTGCTATTGCGTAAGTTTCCGCTATACCATCTTTATTAACTCCCTGGAAAGTTTCTGTAATTTCCATACCATACATACCAACCATATCTTTTACTTGGCTGTATGACATTACCGGTATGTCTTTATGGAATCCAATAAATGACGATGCGCTAATATTGTTTTTATTGGCAGATGTATAAAACTCAGTTCTATTTGCGTTGTATAACTTTTCTACTATTCCAAATAATGTATTGTTGTACACTTCAAGATTTTCTTGTTGTGGGTTATCTGGTACGGTTTTATTTGCTCTTTCTGGATTTTGTAAGTAGTGTGTTGTAAAATATTTAAATCCATCACCATTGTCAATAGACACTTGAAGTACGTATGGAAATGCTGTATTTACACTACCATTCCAATCTACTGTAGGCATGTTTTTAACAATCTCAATTTTTACTTCAAATCTTTGACCAAGATTTTTGTAGAGCATTGCCGTTGCATTAGCCATTTCTTGGTACTTAGCAGCTAATGTCTTCTTGTCTGTTAACGGCCCCATTGCAGGAGTATAACCAATAGTTTTACCAAACAATGTCAATATGCCTGATTGAGTAAATGATATTAAAGCATTTTCATACTTGTCTAAAATATCAATAGAAGGAGATAATGCAAGTTCACTAAATTTTTCTAATGGTATTACCATTTTTAATTTATCTGTTTTTACAGAATATGTGCCATCGTCATTTGATATTATTCTAGTTACTTTTATTATTTCTCCATCTGGCTTTCTATAAGTACCACCAACAACAACAACAAATGGATTACCATTTACAAAAGTTGTAACTAGATTTACATTGTTTTCGCCTGTTTTAAGTGTTAATCCAAACTCGCCATTATCAATAGTTGATTCAATATTAGAATGGTCTGTATCTGTATCTTGATTACCGTCTAAGTTGTCTAGTTCATCTTCTGACATATCACCCTGATTGCTTACGTTTTGCTCGTATGCAGTTACCGGTTCGTTTGTTTCTTCTTCAAGCGCTTCTTGTTGTTCCTCGTATTGCTTTTTATTTTTGTTTGTTGTTTTACGCTTTTTGTTAGTTGATTTAACCTGTGTTGTTTTCTTTGGTTTTTTTGAGTTAGACTTTACACCTTTACCTTTTGTGTTATTTGATGCAGCATTTTTTTCAGGTTTTTCTTCCTCTTGATTTAAGTCTTCTGTTTGAACAACTGGTGCTTTTGGCTTATTTGTATTTCTTACTGGTAATGGTACAGGCTTTACAGCAGTAAGACCTTTTACCACACCAGATATTCTATTCCAAAGCTGTTGCTTTCTTTCAACTTTTGATTCAGCACTATCATCAAATGATTCTATTTTATCTTCACTGACTTTAACAGAGTTTTTGTTGCCTAGTCCATCACCTGTGTAAACAGATACAAACTGAGAAGCACGGCTAACAGCAGTAAGCATATACATATTGTATAGCTTATTATTGTTATACTGGCTTTTAGTGTCAGTTGTACTATATGGCATATAAACATAAACCTCACCATCTAATGTTCTGCCTTGTGGCGATTTGCTTAACTGAGTCATTAAAAATACTCTGTCGTGCTTATCAGGTGATATGTCATTTATTATTTCGTTGTACTCTTTTTCAGAGTGAACAATAATATAACCTATGCCAGATTCAACTGCAGCTTTTGATTCAGCCAAAAATCCATCCTTGTCATTATTTAACTTGACACCTTTTTTTACATTGTCATCTTCGCTATATGAATAACCAAATAACTGCGGAGGGCCTAATTCATTATTTTTAGCATTTCTTCTAAACTCAGTTTGTATTTTATAGATTTCAATAAAGCTACTTCTTTTTACTGAAGTTATATTAAAACCATGTTGAGTAAACTGTTCTATTCTTGGTGAATTGTCATATATTTCACCAGATGGAGGTGCTTGTAATGTGTCGCCAAGCAGGAATACTGTGTTGGATTCATCAATAAAACCTACATTGTCTACGGTAGATATTTTTTTACCACCTATTTTGCTATAGTTAAATGCAATGGAGTTTTTCTCTTCATCGCTATACAATGATATTTCATCGGCAAATATTACATAGTCCTTGTATTGGTCTTGTTTTTTAACAAAATCACTAACAAGGTAAAATTCGGCATGAACGCCTTTAGGAAAGATATTTTTTACTGTGCTTTCAAGTATGTTTTTTTGCTCTATATTAGGCGCTATAAAAACAAAGTTCTTTTTACCTAATGATAATGCAATCTCAGATAATGTTTTGATTATAAAAGTAGATTTACCTACACCACCATAACCAAAAAATGACATTACATTGTCTTTTATATGTTTACCATCTTTATTATATTTTCCAGTTGCAGAATTTTTTACTCTTTCATATAAACCTTTGGCTTTATTAAATCTGCCTTCTCTGCTTGCACCTATTTTCATGGTACTTTTCACATGATCTAATAATTCTATAAATGCTACATCTGGATTTGCTTCATTTCTTTTTATATTTTCTGATAAGTGAGTAATACCTATCATTACGTTCATAATCTGTTCTGCGGTATGGTCGCCTGCAGGATATTTTGACTTATCAAGTTCAAACTTTTGACTAGCATCTACGGCATCAATAACATTACTTATAGCACCAAATGCAATCATTGGGTCTACATTCATCATCATATTTATGGCATGATAATAAAATAGTTCTCTGTAAGAATTGTTTTTGTTATGATATTTACTCTTAGTATATCCATCTTTAAATGCTTCAAAATCAAGCATTAAATCAAATCCTTCAAGAAACATACCTTGTTCTTTTGCACTAGGTATAGAATCTTTACTTTCTACTTTAGTACTCCAAAACTTATCAAATGTTTTTTTGAATTCATTTTTCTGATCTGGTGTAAGATTTTGAATAAAATAATGCATCCACTGATATGCTTGCATTACTTCTGTTTCGCTTGAATCCAAAGATATTTCACCAGGAAACTTTACTGTTTGTCCATTAACAACAATGTCATCACCATTTAACTCAGCAACAAGTTCATTATAAACATGTGCCTGCATTTTAATGACGTTATCTTTTAAATCATTGAGTTTTTTATCTCGATCATCTTTTGATAATGTACTGATAGCAACATTCATAAAATAAGATCTATCTACTGCTATTTTATTTATATAAGCAGGTAGATTTATTTCATTAAATGTTTGCATATCCATATACTCTTCCTGTATAGGAGAAAGTATTTTATTTTCAGATAACATTTTTGCCCACTTATAAACAGATAACATTTCCTCTTGGTCTGTTATATTTTTGTTTATTTCTTTGAGCCTTTCTTTCATTTGAGCAGTAAGAACTTTTGTTTCATCATACTCTTTTGAAATTTTATTAAGTTCTTCTCTTATATTCATGCCACCAACAGTAGGCATTTTCAAAAATAGTTCATTAACATCATCTATTTCTAAAAAGTCAAATAACTGGGAGTCATCTACTAGTGTACTTCTGTCAACTGCTTTTTTACCATCAACTTTAATCTGATTAGAGTCCTCGGCAATAAACATTTCTCCGTTGTACTCAAAAGAATCTTTGCCTTGTGCTTTTGCAGCATCCTGCATTGACACAAATGTCTTTTCATCTATTTCAGTTTCAACATCTTTGTTGACTTTTTTGTATTTTCTTTGGTTGGCTTGTTGGGTAAAATAATCACCATTATTCCATTCTCCAGTTCTTGTATCTATTCCTCCACCAGGAACATATTTTACTGAACCTCTATTTTTTAATAATAGTTTTGCATTTTTTATTTCATTGTCAACGCCATTAAGGCCGCTAAATCTTTCTACTTTGTCTTTATTTTTACCAAGTATTTCATTGATGGCAGCATCTATTTCATCATTACCAGTTTTGTTGTATAAATCATCAAAAGTAACATCGTCAAATCCAAACTTTTCCCTTACTGAGTTAAAGTCAGTGTCAAGTTCATTTTGTATTTTTTCCCTTTCGTCATTGATTTTTTTGCTAATATCATCAATCTTTTTACCTACAATTTCTTCAAGATGATTACCATTTACTTTTTGCAATACATCTTTGATGCTATCAAGATTAGTAAAATCAATAGAATCAAACTCTCCTACAAAATCATTACTTTGCTTAGTTCTTTCTTCTATTGTAGCTTTTGACTGCTTGAACTGTTCTAGTATTTCTCTGCTATTATAAATAAGATTTAATGCTTTTTCCTGGTCTTTCCACAAATCTCGTTTTTGTGCATTATCAATAGAATCATTAAATGCTTTTTGCGCTTTTTGTCTTTTGACTTCTGGGTCAGTTTCACTTTCTATGCTACTATAAAGATTATTGTATTCATTATTTACTAACAAGCCACGAACAAATGTTTGCGCTCTATAGTTTTCAATAGCTTTTCCAGACAATACATCATCAGCGAGTTTACTTACTTGTTTTAAATCTACTTCTTTTTCTTGTATTTGCCTTTCTAGTTCTTTGTAGTTTACATCTTCAGGTTTTGTGTCTTGAAGTTGTTTTTTTAATCCTTCTATTTCTGTAGATAGTTTTCTTGCGTTAACAAGATTTTCTACTGTGTCATTTACTAATCTCATATCACCACCGGCAATACGAGCTATTTTATCAGCATCAGTAAGTTTAAATGTTTTAATGATTTGACATGCAGCTCTAACGTCTTCAACTAACGATTCAAATGCTATATCGTTTCTACTTTTAATATCTTTTCTTTCTGACTCTGGATACATTGATAAAAAGTTATCACTAGGATCTGTTATCTTAGAATCAATTCCAACTCTTTCTTTCCAACTTACTAATGCATCATAAGCTTTGTCAAAATCACCGCCAAATTGCAGTGCATATTCTATTGCATTTTTATCAGAAAAGTTTCTTTTCATTCTACCGCCAAATATAGCACCCATGATACCACCACCAATAGCGCCAGCAAAAAACTCATCATAAGGTTTTGAATGAACGGTATTGTCAAACATTCCTTTGCCAGGAGCAGCATATTGATCAGGTCCATCAATGCCAATCATGCCTGAATTATATGCTTCCTTAAACCAATAATTCATTTGTTTTTCTATCTCTTCTTCCCATCCTTCCTCGTAAGCAGATGCAAATGCTCCAAGTGCTCTACCTTTTAAAGATTTTGGTGCCGTAGTATAACCCCATCTTATTGGAAAACTTACTGCATATTGTAATTTTGATAAAGCTGCTTTGCCTAAATTTTTACCTAATACTCCTGCTGACACAGCAGCTTTCATACCATTAAGATAGTATCTTCCAAGTGTAGATGACGCTGCTTCTTTTGCTGCTTCTTTTTCTGCAGTAGAAGCTGTTTTAGATATTATAGTAGGAGCAAACCTTTTCATAACTTCTGCATATCCTTTTGTCATATTTTGCTCTACAATCTCTCTACTTGCTTTATTAGCAAATCCATCAGCTATACCTGTTGCACCAAGAAACTTTGAAGTAAACTTTTCAGCAGCAAACACAGATCCGCCAGCAAGTAAGTTCATAAACATTCTATCATTATCAGATAGTCCTGCAGCCTTACCTTCTTCGTTCATTCCATTTGCAGCGTAAATAGCACCAAATAAATATGGAGCGCCATTCATCATTCTAGCAGCAAACTGACCACCTTTTCCAATAGCTTGAACATACGCAGAAGCACCACCAGTCAAATATCCAATACCGGCCTGTACTGCAAGTTGTGGTAACATATTAGCTACTGTACCAAATCCTGCTCTCCAAGAACCAAACATACCTTCATTCTCAGCAGCTTCAGATATTTTTGATTTTTGTGCATTACCATAGTTTTGAACAGATCTACCCCATTTTTGCCATGAGTTTACATCATCGCTACCTGACATAAACTTACCCATAGTACCCATAGTTTCAATCATACTACCCCACATGTTAGATGTTAAATCTACAGTGCCGTTATAAAAACTATCAGATATATGTTGAAAAAATCCAGAATCTTTTTCTTTAGTGCCCCATGTTGATCTTAACTGATTACCAGCAATAACATCATCTTCGTCAACTTCAACCCACATTTTGTTAGCATTATCCATTACTAACATTTTCTTTGTTCCATCTTCTGCATATCTATATGGAGAGCCAAAGTAATTAGATTGTTGATACACTTCAATACTTTTAAATTCTCCAAGCCCACCATTAGCTTTTGGATCAAAATATTTTTTTCTTGATTCTGCTATCTGGTCATTATTTAAAACTTGTCTTCTAGTACCACGAAGTCCATATTCATATCCTATTTCAGAAAGTCTTTTTTGTGAATCTACATATTGATATTTCCATGCATTTTCAGGACTTACGCTCCATGATTTAGGATGTGCTTGTATTGGCAATCCAGGTTTAGACTCTGCTGGGGTTCTTATAGATTGTAAAAAATCATAACTTGCATCTCTGTTTTGATCATACCTTCTACTCAAAGCTGCTTCGTACATATCTTCTTCCATATATGTGCGATATAGCTTTTGGTATTGGAATGGACTCATGTTTCCAATAGAAGGTTGATTTACTCTATAACTTTCTTCAAGAGTCATAGGAACAACAGTTAAACCTTGTTCTTTAGCTTCGTACTCTGTTATATTGTTAAGCTTAAGAGTAATAGGATCAATAAATTGTTGTTTTTGCGGTTCTGGTGTATTGCCAATAATTGGATCTTCTCCTGCCATAATTATTTAGTTATTGGATTTGCTTTTATTTCTTTCTTTTCTGGTTGTGTCATTGACCTTAAACGATTATTTTTATATGTAATAATCTTTTGTTCTGTTTTAGGTGCATTAGCAGCTGCCATTTGTGCTTGTATTTCTATAGCAGCAGTAGTTCTATATAATGTTTCTCCTTTACTATTTTTGTCTTCTTGTAAATATAGTTGAGTTTTTGCCCAATCTTTTACTTTGCCATTTGTTCCAACTATTGTTTCATTTACAACTCTAGGCGATTTATCCCAGTTTGCATAACCTGTTTTACCATCACGAATAGATATTGCTTTTGCTAAAGTTTCTTGTATTTCTTGTCCTGATGCATTTTTTTTCAACATATATATTTCATCAAATGCTCTAGAACCTGGTTTTATATTTAATTTTTCAGCAAATACAGCATTTCTTTGTTCGTGATAATTTGGATAATTTTCTTTATCGTGCCGAAATGATATTCTTGAAGTCTTTTCAGCTTCTTCCCATACTGCTTTTTTATCTTCATCTTGTGCATATGCAGGAAGTTGTCTTGCAAGAGTAGTTCCATTTTTTTGCCAATAAGCAATAACATCTTCTTTTTTACCTACAAGATTTACATTAGATGTAATAGATGTTCCACTTTCTGCTATAGCATTTGCACCACCTGATTTATTTAGTTCAAATAATACTTTTTCAGAGTTTTTACCCATTCCTGCAACTCTTTTAGTTTTATCAGGATATCCATTAGTTGTAGCCATGCCATTTTGAATGTTCCAATATCCATTTGAACCATAGTCAACTTTAGTATTAAAGTCTTTTAATTGTTCTTCATTCATTTGATCAACTACAGATAAAGGAATGAATGCACCTTGTTTATATTCTTTGCCATTTATTGTCATTTTATACTTCGCTTTAGCTCCTGCATTAGACGCTATACCAAGATTTACAAATGAATGTTCTTCTGATATTCCCTCAAATCTAAATACATTACCAAATAGTTGACCACCATTAACTACGGTTATACCTACTTGTGCAAGTTGATTGTTAAATAGTTGGTCTGCTTGCTTTCCTACTTTATTACCTCCAATATCATCATACCATGCATTTTTAATGTAACTTAATAAATCTTCATCTTGATATACAATCGTAGCTTTGGTTCCATCGTATGATGTCATTCCTTGTATACCACGTGTTAAATAATTATCATTTAATGTTTTATGAGCATATTTAGCTTTTTTTGTTTTTTCTTCTGCGTATGCTTCTGCATCTTCTTCTGACATTTTTCTATCTCTAATAGCATATTCTTTTAATGATTCTTTATAAAGATCTATTTTTTCACCACTAAAGTCAGGATTTGGTAAATATGTAGTTTTGCCATTTTCGTCTTTATTTAAAATAAATGGAGATATACTTGCATATGTCATTTGATTTATATCAAAATCTGTTGTTGGTAAATCAGGTTTTGAAAGAAAATTATTTATTATATCTTCAAATGATCCATTACCAAGTGTAAGCCAATTTGCTAAATCATTAAACGCGCTTAAATCATCTTCATTGTTTAATAATTTTTTAAATTCCTCTTCTGAAATACCAATATTATTTGCTACTGCCACAGAAAAATCTTCTTGGTTTGCTGCTAGCACTGCTGCTTCTGCTGCTTTTGCATCATTATATCCTTGCTGCCAAGTATCAAGTGCTGTGACAGTTTTATTTTGATCTGATTTAAAACTATCAACAGTAATCAATCTTTTATCATTTTCAGCTTCTACTATTTCTGTTACAAATCTTTCGTAATCACCTAATAAAGCATCTTGGTCTAATGTACCTCCAATGTCATTTCCTTTTTCATCTTTAGTTCCTGCTTTAAAATAATACCCATCATGAGTTTCGTAATATTTTTTACCAGCTTCTTGATTTTTAGCATTCCAATCTTCTACAGCTTTTTTGTATTCTGCTTCTTTTACTTTGCCATCTGTTCCTAAATAATCACCTTGATTTGGATATCCATCTGTAAATATATCTCCGTATGCTTTAGTTTGAAATATGGCTTTTACACTTTTATTACCTGGAAGACCTACTTTACTAGCAGGTACAGTTTCGGCTGTTAATGACAAAAACTTATTAGCAAATCCACTTTTCATGTCATCACCTTCTACTCCGTTCATAAAACCACCACTAAAAGCTTTTTTTAATGCTTCTTGTTTTACTGCTTCTAGTTGTCCTTTTTGTGTTGGATTTTCACCGTAGATGTTATTATTACTCTTTTGAGTAGTTACTGAAGTATTATGTTCAGTTACTAAAAACACCCAATCATCTTTCAAATCTTGTGTTATTTGATCAGAGCCACCACCAGATGTAAACTCGCTTGTTCCTAAACCAGCATATCTTTCGCCTAATGCTTTTAATGCATCATCAAATGTTGCTATATGTGAAGTAAAAGAAAAATCTTCCATCCAAGCAAACTCACCAGGATTAGTTATTTGTAAACCTTCATTTGTTTGAGCTCTTTGCATTAAATATGACCAATCTGAATGTGCTATGCCTACGCCAGTTCTACCAAGCATATCCATGTTAATTAAACCAGATGCTCTTTTTTCTTTTACAGTTGCATCGTATGCATCAAGTCTTTCTTTATTGTTTAAAAGTCTTTGCTTGACAGCTGGATTAGTAATATCATTTTGTTGAATAATCAATCTTTTATATTCTGGTTGCGTAATAGCAACTTCAGGCCCAAACCAGTTTATAAGATTTTTTATTTCTTGTTGATTTCTTTTATACTGATCATACCATTGTTCGGTTTGTCCAGTTGTACCTTTTATTTCTGGATCTTTTTCATCTCCTTTAGCAGTTGTTCCAGATGATGGTGATTTTTTATTCATCATTAACTGCTGTATAAGAGGGGTTAAATCAAGCGCCTTTCTTTCTAAAGGTACTGTTGGAATGTCGACTGTGCCGCCTGTTGTAACGAAAGATGGGAATGTCATATCTATATAAATAAAGGCTTGATCATTCAAAGATAAACAAGCCTGCGTTAATAAAAAAATATTTTACTATATTTCTAATGATTGCTTACTTCGGTCCAATGCCTCTTGCACTGTTTTTAATAGCTGTTCTGTGGTGTAGTAACCCCTTCGCTGCATGTACTGGTCTGCAAATCTTTTTCGTTCACCAGATTCATCGCGTTCATTACCTATTTCAGTCCAAAATTGTTGCATCTGTTCGAACTGTTTGTATGATTTATCTTCATTAAATGCTTTACTATTTGCTTCTGCTTTTTGGAAGTCTGCAACCGCTTTATTGTAATCATCATCATTAGCATATTTTGATTTATCAGGAGCTACGCCACCGGGGTATAATCTTTGGAAGTTTTCATAATCATTTTTCTTTTGATAGTAGGATTTAGTAAATGTAGGATCCATTGCTATTCTTTGATAGTCACTATATCTTGGCGACATTTCACCATAATATTCTTTTAGTGCTCCAAACCTTTCGTCTTTGATTTTATCTGTAGACATTTGATCTAGTGTTTTAGTCCAATGTTGCGCCCATGCAGATTTATATTCATCTGAATCCATTGCATCTTTATGCATTTGATATTGTAGCATTGCATTTTGAATGTCATTAGTAGATTGAATAGCAGCTTTATTTACAGCATCTTGTTTACTAACAATATCTTTCATGTTTACATACTTTGCGTATGCACCGGCAGTATCACCAAGTCTTTGCAACTGAGCAGACACCATTTGGTCTTTGTATTGCTGTGCTTGTTGTTGTATCTGATAGTTAGTAGCAGTTTCTTGATTTAGCATTTGTGTTTGTTGCTGCTGCTCCTGCATAGATATCTGCTGATTGATGCCTTGTATCTGTTGCTCGGCGCCAGCTTGTTGCATACCTACTTGCATTAGCCCTTGTTGAGTTCCGGATGTAACAGCTGCTAATCCTTTCATAAGGTCGCTTGCTTGAGATATATTTTCTCTTTGTAGTCTGTATGCCTGTGTCCCTTGGTCGCGCATTTGAGAGCGCATAGCATCGTATGGTTCCGGATTAAGTCTTTGCCTTTCGTAATGAGGTATTTTCATCTGCAAAGATGGTGGCTGTGGCTGTACCATATTATTGATAAGCGCAGTAGCATCAAGCATAGACTTGCCTAAATAGTATGCCTCTGGAGTGCCAAACTTGTTTTTAGGAGTTGTAGGATTTAATGGCGCAACATAAGACATATCTACATCGCCTTTTATGTTACTTTTGTCATCATATATTAATTCAAATCCTACATCATCTGTTGTATATGTTTTATTGTATGGGTTTTCTACAGTTATTTCAGGTTCTTCAGGTCTTTGAGCTCTAATGTATTCTACTTCATCTTTATATGGTGAAATGTCTAAACTTACCTTAGGGCCTTCTGTATTAAGTCCAAAGTCTGGAAATACATTTTGGTCAAACTTTTTTTGAATAGGTAATCCTGTAAAAGGATCGTACTCTAACGGTTTTGGCCTAATTGATTCTATATCAGATTGATCAAATTCAAGTACATTGGTTATTTTTGGATTTAATTTTGGTATATTTTGCAGTTTGTAACTTGATAACGGTATATCATCTTCAGTAACCATTTCAAATCCATCTTCGTATTGTGGCGGACCTCCGTATGGATTTACATAAGGATTTTTTACACTACCTGGCAACATACTGCCTGGCATTCTTACATCAGCTTGTGGATTATGATAAGCGTAATCTGTTAGTCTTTTTTTTACACTTTCTGGAAGATAAGAAAAAGGAAATGGAGGGTATGGCATAGTTGTAATTATTTTATATGTTTGTTAATGTGTATGGTCTTCTATTTGTGTTTAATTTCCAAGAAGCTGCATTGTGATCATACGCTGCATTGTTTACGTTTCCTATTTTGCTAAAAACAGAAGAACCTTTTGGTTTCATAAGTATTACATTATTAAATACATAAGTTACATTTTTGTCTTTTAATGTACTTGCTAAGTGTTTAAAATGTTCTTTAGTTTCTTCTGGATTCATCAATAAATCTATACTATTCGCTGATCTTAAATATACATTTTCTTTGTCATTTAAATCTTTTGATTTTAATATTTGATCTATTGGAGTGTTATATGTAACTGGAACTTCTGAATAATCTATATCGTAAGCTTGTTTATTTCTTTGATGCATTTTAAATGTTTTGACTTCAGATGGAATATCTGTGGCTATTACTTTTATATTTTTTTTCTTTATAGATTGATTGCTTGCAAGTTCTTTTACTGAAATGCCAGCTAATGATGGATTTGTATTTCCTAGTGCGGATCCAATATCAATTATTACAGAATTTGGTTCTGCGTAATCTGCAAAAAAAGATTCAGAGTCTGCGTTTCTTTTTACATCAGTTCTATTTGCTATGTCTTTTCCTCTACTCATAAACTTGCCATACCTTTGATTGTCTGATGTTTGTCGACTGATTATTTCATTTTCCGTTTCAGGTGTTTCAAAGTTAGAAGATAAAGGTTTTTCTTTTTTATTTGTATTTGTCTTTCTAAACATAGATGGAGATTCTAAATATTTAAAACCTCCTTTTTCTTCTGCTTGTTTATTTATTACTTTTTGTCTTTCTGACAATGTTCCTTCAGTAGGTATTATAGTTTTGCCAAATATAGCTTCTCCTTCTACAACTCCAAGACTATCTAATGCATGAAATCTATCTGGATTATTAGGATCTTGTAGGTAAATATCCATTAAATCTCTACCATAAGTCTGTCCAGGTTTTGGTATTACAATAGCTTTAGATGATGATGATAACAACTTATCTATAAACTGTAATGATGTATTTATAGATCCATCTTTTGTTTTTGTTTGTTCTTTTTCTACGGCATCAAAAAAAGACAATGAATTGTCTCTACCTGTTGCCCTAACGCCTTTCTTGCTTTTTGATATTCCAGATATAGGAAAGTATGTATCTAAATCTTTTCTTCTTAAATCTTTAGCATTTATTTCTATGCCACCTTCTTTTATCAATGCAGACTTTGGCCAGCCACTTGTTTTTTGAGAGTATTTTTCTGCAGAGTATTTTGCAGCCATACTTTTAACTTTAGGCTTAGTTTCTTCTGGTCTTAACACTGTTCCATAACCAACTGGTTTGTTTGTAGGTTTTTGACTAAATGGGTTAAAGAAATTATACATTTCATCAAGCTGTGACTTGCTTTCTGCTTTTTGTTCGTTTTTGTTTTGGTATTTTTCAATAAACTCTCCAGCACCTTGTATAAAATTACCAAATGCATTTACGCCATAATTGATTCCGCTTTGCACACCAGAAACAACATCTGACATTGATGGAAAATTAAATGATTCTTTTTCCTTAGGAGTTGTACTTGTATTTGTATTTGATTCTGCACCAAAATGTTTTTTAACCCAGTTAGAACTAAAAGTATTAGAAGATTCATTAGGGTTAAGACTTTGCGTTTCTGTTTCCTGATTTTCTATCGATGATTTACTTTTTTGATTTTTATCCCATTGCTTTTTATACTCAGCAAGCCACTTATCTTTAAAACCCTCTGGTCTTGTGTAATTTCCACTTGATTCGTAAGCACGCATAGCTTTAAGTGTATTATCTCCTATTATATCATCTTCAACAAGTAAATCCATTTTTGCATTGCCAGTAGATATATCTTTTCTAATCAACTCATTTAACTTTATTTGCTCTTGTTTTGCATAACCCCAATTTGGCAATGACTTGTCAACAGTTTTTTTCTGGAATGATTTTACTATATCTTTATATCCAAGTTGCTCTGTTCCTTGTGAAACATTATCGGTTACTTGCATAGGGCTTTTATTAGAAATAACACTTGCATTATAAGTTGGTTCTGGTGCATTAATAGCACCTTTACCTAACTGTATTTCTGTATCAGAAGTCATTAAAGTATTATCTGCAACTCCACCAAATTGATATTTTTTAGTAGGTTTTATATTGTCATTATAAATATCTTGAGATGAATCAATTGTATTGCCAAATAAACCTAAGCCATCATACCATTTATTGTATACTGTTTTGGGTGGAGCTCCTTTAAAAGCTTTAGTAATTTTGCCTAATCTACCTATCAACGGCAATGCTCCTAATGGTTCAGTAAAATCATTATAATCTAACTTTCCATCTGTCCATGTTTCATAAACATCAGGCCAAGAAGTTATACCTGTTGGATCTATTGCTTCAGCTATATTCCATTCTAAACTATGATTATACGGAACTTTGTTTTTGATAGCATTTACGTCATATTCTTTATCAGGTTTATTATCATTTTCATACATACGGTCTATTGCATACTGTGTGTCAATGACACACTCTCCTTTTGCATTTAATATATAACCAGGAGGACAGACTGGTTTTGTTATGCCACCTGATTTATATTTGCTTACATCATTTTTTTTTTTGGACCATCCAGTTTTACCACCAAACGTGTATTTTCCGCCACCGCACTTCATACAAGAACTTATAGTACCACCAGACTTGTGCATCTTACCACCGCATTTCATACAAGCCATGCCACCTGACTTATACGTTTCTCCACCATTTGCCATTTTTTTTGGCGACATATCACATCCACATTTTGCACAGGTTTTACCACCAGCTTTCATTTGGCAACCGCTTTTACATTTTGTCATGATTTTATATTTTTTATGCTGTATAATCTCTTCTACCACCTGATGAATAAGGCTCACCACGAAGATAAGCTTTTTCTGCGTTATCTAACATCTTCTCTTTGATTTTATTAAACTCTGGAAGTCCACTTGCGGCATCTAAGGCCTTATAATATTTCTTTGGAAATACTAGTGTGCCGGGTCTAAGATGTAGCTTTACACCGCCTTCTTCGTGCGTTGGAGCATCAGCAGGAATCTCTTTAAGTAAGTTACCTTTTGAGTCGTAAATGCGCTCGCTACGTTCTACTTCTACAGGTACCAAATCAGACTCACCGCCTTTTTTATATTTTCCCCAGTTTGTCATTAGTGGCGCTACTTTTTTATAATTTTCATTTGAAAAATATTCAGCATCACTTTCAGTTTCAAACTTCATAGATTCTAAATCAGATGGACTAGCATTTTCATTAAAATACAAACTTCCGTCTTTTTTTTGTTGTATGAATGGTACGGCATATTGACCCATAGATGACATAAAATGTGTTCCGGTTGCCCCAGCTGGAACTCCAACTTCTTCACCATATATTTTTTCATTACCGGTAAACATATATGGATTTACAAATGGAGATGTTAACCTTTTTGCAGCAGCATTCCCAAACTCTGCATCAGTTGCTATTCTTGCTTTCATCATTCCATTCATAGCAGCTGTATAATCATCAGACACTGGATTATAATCAGAAAACATATTTGTTGAAGCTTTAGGTAAGTTTACTTCTAACCCATATTGTCCTTTAGCGTAACTATTATCGTTACCGCATTTGTGGCATTTGTAAGGGTCACTACCTCCATCAGAAATATCCCACGACCAACCACAATCACAGTTTACTTTTTTATTTGATGATTTAACGTAGGTTCCAGAACGTGCTTGCAAATATGGGTTAATTACACCTCCAAACTTTTTATATTCCCATCTAACTCCTTGAAGAGCTCTCCATTCATCTTCTTTATCAGCTCTAGGAACACCTCTTTTAAAATCATTTTGATTTTCAAAAAAATAATCTATCCATTCTTTCTTTTTATCTCCTTGAATGGCATTGAATGTTTTATCAATTAATGCTTTTTTTTCTGGAGTTGCTTCAATTAAATTAACTCTACCTTTTTTAAAATCATGAATATATCTTATTCTTCCTGGAGGTAAATGATTAGTAGAACTTTGCATTTTTCCTCCTTGTTCTTTTAATGTTTTTTTAACCGCTTGAACTACTTCTGCTCCAAGGCCAGTATCTGCAGATTCAAGTAGAGGTTTATTAGAATATGGAAAATCTAAACCTTTATAAAGTATAGGTCCAACTTGTTCTTCTTTTTTTCCTTTAAAAATATCGGCTATTCCTTCTGTAAATGTTTTTTGTTTTGATTGTATTCCTGGCGATAATTCACTAAAACTTATATCACCCATTAAAGAATATGATCCATCTGCTTCTTTAATAAATATATCATATCTTCCACCAGCATACCCTTGTCTTCCACTAGCTTTTACATATATTTCATCATTTGTTTTTTTAATACCTAATCCTTCTTTAAGCATTTCATTTATTCTTTTTTCGGAATCAGTAAATGTCCAGTCCGTTTTTTTAGGAAAAAATTTCTTACCTAATGATTGATTAATATTAGTAACTACATTACCTATTGATGATAATGCATTGTTTATTCTTCCTTGTAAAGTAGTAGTAGTTAGTCCTCGTAATGTTTGTGGATTTATAGAGTTTATTATTTGACTATTAAAATTTTGTCCTGTTAAAGAACTAGGTATATTTATTGTTGTTGGAGGTGCTGCTAGTTGATTTGATAAGTTGTTAGGTACATTTTGTAATCCTTGAATATAATTTTGAAATTGGCCTGCATATTGATTATTTGTATTAGTTCCTACAGTTAAGTTATCAAAATCATTTACTGATAATAGTGATGGTCTATTTTGAAAATAACTTTGAACATTACTAAGTTGATCTGCTATTTCATTTTGAGTATAACTAGAACCGGGTCTTAATAATGGCAAACGATTTTCCATTTCTTGTAATAACATACTAACATTATCAAGATATTTTTCATTAGCTACATTACCTACATTTGGATTATTTAATGGTGCATATAATTTTCCTCTTTGTACAAATCTTCCGTATTCATCTGCATTAACTCCTTGTGGCACTACATTCAATATTGCATTTGCTTCAAGTTGATCATAAATAGAGTGATCAATAATACCTCTATTAAATAGATCAGCATGATAATTTCTAGATTCATTTATTTCTTGCAACGTTCTTCTATTAAAAGGAATAGTAACAGGAGGAGTAACTTGTGAATTTATTGGTAATACTGGTTCTGTAGGTATTCTTGGCCTAAAGTTTAATATATCTAAAATACTATTAGTTGATGCATTTTGATATTGTTCAGGAAGTTGATTTTTTGTTAATGATTTACTAGCATTATTGAAAAAACGCATTGGATTGTCTATTGCATTTGTTAATCCTGTTGCTTTTGGTGTGTTTTTAATAGCGTTAGTAGTATTCATTGCTTTTCCTAATGCAGCTATAGGCAATGTAGGAGTAAGAATATCACCAAGTAATGCACCATAAGGATTTGTTACTCTGTCTATTCCAATTACATCAGTTAATGTTTTTTGTTGTTCTTTTACTAAATCACTGTTACCAGATAAGTTTAATGCTATTCGTGTAGGATCAGGTAATGCGCTTTGATAGTTCGCAGATTTTCCACTTAAATCTCTAAAAGATTCGTTAGCAAGTGCAAAAGGAGTATTAAATAGTTCTCCAGTAGAACTTAATATAAAAGAACCAACATCTCCAACTGCTTTGTTTGCTGTTTGCAATAATTGATTACCAGGCATAATATTATTATAATCTCCTTTAAAACCAACTTTAGAAGGTTGTGTTTGACTGTGGCCAGAACCATATGTTTCTACAACTTGTGTAGGCATAGATGGACCCCATGAATAGCCACCTGTATTTGGTTGTTGAGTTGGTACTTGTTGATATTTCTTTAAAGTTTCTCCTGCAGTACCAAGAGCGTTTAATGCATTTGCTCCTTGCGATAATCCATAGTTTAAACCTT